GAGGGCTCGATCGGTGGTCGCTTCGTCGAGGTGAAGCCGTGAGCCCGGAACGCCGGCTGGCGTGGCGCGCCTTCTTCGCCGAGCTCCGGGGCATCGTGCTCGAGGCGAAGGAGCCGACCGGGGCCTACCCTGGCTTCGATGACGAGGACGACCCGGTCATCGAGTCCTACGCCCGCACCCTGATGCGCTGGGTCGCCTCCAAGGACTTCCAGTACCGCGAGGCCGTCCGGGACTTCGAAGCGATGCTCGTGCTCGCCGAGGAGCGCCTCGACGACCTGCAACGGCGGGCCGGATGAGCGGGGACTACGCCGCGGTCGAGCCCCTCTGCCGCCGCCTCGAGGGCATGCCGGCCGGCCTGACGACCGGCGAGCAGGCGACCTGGCTCTTCCAGCAGGGGGTCCGGGTGCCGCACGATGGCAGCTGGACCCCGCGGCGCACCGACAAGGAGCTGCAGCGCAAGCTCGCCGCGATGGGCCACGGCCTCGCCAGATTGACCGAGGAGATCGCAAAGGTGGTCTGGGCGACCCACCGCGCCTACGAGGCCGAATTCGGCGTCGGCGAGCGGCTGGCGCCCTGGCAGGGGGCACCGCTGGGGGCACGGCAGCTGCTGCTCGAGCAGGTGGCGACCCTCCTCCGCGGCGAGGCCTGGGACGGCGAGAGCCTCCACGGCCGCTGGAAGCAGGGCCGGGAAGCCGCCGGCCTCGAGTGGGGGGAGATCCGGACGGCGACCACCCACCCGTGGATCCGGCCGTGGGGCGAGATCTCCCCGCTGGCCCGCCAACACTTCACCGTGACCGCCGTGACCGTCCGCGCGCTGGCCCCGGAGGGGCTCCTCGTCCTGTGATCTGGCGCATCTACACCCCGCTGGGGCAACCGCGCGAGCGCGCGAACGGCGACATTCAGCTCACCCTGCGGCCGACCGAGGACGTCGAGCTGCCGGATGGCGACCTGGCGATCGACTACGCCCGCCAGAAGTACGGGCCCGGGATCGTGGTGCGCGGGATGGTCCCCCGGGATCCCGACGATCCGGACACCCCGCTCAACAGCTTCGAGATCCTGAAGCTCACCGATGGCGGCTGGGTGCGCGCGGCGATGCTGTCCGCGCCGTCGAAGGCCGTCGCCGAGAGCATCGCGTCGTCCCTCTTCCCGCGCGACGTCGTCTCCGTGCAGGAGTCCCGATGAACCGCCGCGAATTCCTCCGCCGCTCGAGTGGCGTCCTGGTGCCGGCCGCGGCGACGATCTTCGTGCCGCAGTTCGGCAGCTGGTTCAAGCAGCTGTTCGCGAAGAAGCCGACGTGGGAGTGGGACAATGTCAATCCGGGGATCTGGTCGACGGCGATCGGCGCTGGCCCGCCGATTGGCTTCGACATCGAGATGTTCACCAGCTATGAGATGTGGGTCGTCGATCGACGTGTGCCGAAGGAGCACGTCTTCGTGGTCCACCGATCGTACGTTGACCGGCTGAAGGAGCTGCCGGCAACGGCGCGACAGATGCCCGCTGCAGCACCCTGGCTGGATTCTCTCGTGCCGCAATGATGCTGCTGAAGGACCTGCGGCCCGACCAGACGCCGGTCGTGTGGCTCGAGGAGACCGGGCAGGTCATGTACGCGCTGCAGCCGAAGCAGCTCGAGTGCTTCAACCTGCTCCCCGTGGCGCGCGCTCCCGGCGACCACGTCTTCGAGCACACCGGCTACGGCGGCTCCGCCGGCTCCGGCAAGAGCCACCTTGCGCGCGCGACGCTCGCCGCGGTGGCGATGACCTGGCCGGGATCAACCTCCATCATCTTCCGGAAGACAGAGCGGGAGGTGATGGAGAACCACGTCAACAAGTTCTTCGCCGAGGTCCCGAAGAAGCTCAACGGGAAGCGGGTGTACAGCTGGAACGGCGAGGAGATGTGCGCGCATTGGTTCAACGGCAGCCGGACCTACTTCGGCTACCTGCGCCTCGACGACGACGTGTTTCGCTATCAGGGCCCCGAATACGACGTGATGATCTTCGAGGAGGCGACGCACTACTCCTGGAAGATGGTCAACTGGCTCACCGCGAACCGCCTCCGCGCCACCGTGCCGGAGGCGCGCCCGTTCTGCCTCTATCCGAGCAATCCCGGCAACAAGGGCCATGCGTGGTTCAAGCGCCTCTTCATCGACCGCAACTTCCACACGGAAGATGACGAGCGGCCGGAGGAGTACACCTTCGTCCAGGCGCGCCTGAGCGACAACCAGATCCTCCGCGATCGCGACCCGAAGTATGAGCGCCGCCTCAACCGGCTTCCGGAACCGTGGCGCTCGTGGATGCGCGACGGCGACTGGACCGCCGGCGCCGGCGGCGCGTTCCCGGAGCTCGACAGCGGGACGCACTTCGTCAAGCCGTTCGCGGTGCCGCCGCATTGGCGCCAGTTCGGCGCGTTCGATTGGGGCTATCACCACCCGTTCTCGTTCGGGCACTACGCGATCGACGAGGACGGCACGGTGTTCAAGCTCGACACGATCACCGCGCCGCGGATGCAGCCGCACGACATCGCGCGCCTGATCAAGTACAAGGTGCCGAATGTCGAGCAGCTCGAGTACATCGTCGCCGGTCACGACCTGTGGGCGCGCGGGAAGGCCCGCGGCGATGTCGGCGAGACGCTCTTCGAGTACTTCGCGAGCCAGGGCATCTACTGTATTCACGCCGACATCGACCGGATCCAGGGCTACCAGAACCTCCTGCGGATGCTGGCGTGGCAGAGCGTCGAGGCGGGGACGGATGGCGAAGGGCAGGCCGGCGAGCCGCAGCTGAAGTTCTTCGACACGGTCGGCAATCGCTGGTGCTTCAATCAGCTCGAGTCGATGGTGCTCAACGAAGCGAATATGGAGGACGTGCTCAAGCAGGACGCCGACGAGCGCGGAGACAACGGCGACGACTGCTATGACGAGACGCGCTACGGCGCCATGAGCTGCCGGCGCCGCGCGTACAGCGAGGATCCGCCGAGTGGTGGCGCGTGGAGTCAGGCGACGCTGCAGCACGAGTACGAGACGAAGATGCGCGTGACCGACCTGCCGGCCACCGAGGGCCGCATGATTCATCCTGAGTTCGGAGGGTTTTACTGATGCCGAAGTTCACCGAAGCGCCGCGGCCGAAGGAGCGCCGCGTCAAGTGGAGCGAGTGGGCCCACCCGAAGAACCAGGGCAAGTACGTCACGCGCGGCGAGCTGATTAGCGCGCTCGACATCGCGCTGAACAACTACCGCAAGCGGCACACGCTGCGCGGCCAGCTGTCGACCTTCTTTGCCGCCGATTGGGCGCGGACGAAGCGCGAATTCTCGCAGATCGCCGAGCTGCTCAAGCTCAAGGCCAAGGCGACCGATGGGGGCGCCTGATGACAAGCAGGTCCACGGAGGTGTTAGCGGTCCTCTCCTTCGTGGCGGGGTTCGGGTTCGGTGGGATGATGGTGTTCTTGTTGTGGACGCGCCATCTGATCACGGGAGCCTCGCCGACTGGATCGCCGCGCGCGCGCGTGCTTCAGAACAACGCCGACTCGACGAGTACAAGCGATGGCGTACCGGAGGAAGTGGTCGAGTACGGAGCGAGGCGGTTGATGGAGATGGCCCGGGAGCTGAACCGGCCGCTCGACCCAATGGAGGCCCGCCGGCAGGCGAAGGCGATGATGCTGGGCGAGGAGCTGGGCGAACCCGGCGGCTGACCGTCCTCGGGCTCCTGCGGCCCCTGACCTGGCGGGAGTGGGACGTGGTCGACCTGGTCTGCTGCGGCCTCTCGAATTGGGAGGTCGCCCGGTCCCTCGGGCTGTCCAATGCCTACGCGGATAAGCTGATCGCCTCGGTCGGGTTAAAGATCCCCGGGCACCACAATTTCAACCACCGGGAGCGTATCATCCTGTGGCGGGCGAAGCAGATCGGGGTGGCCGAGTACTTGGCTGGCTTGCGGGACGGGGAAGGGTTCCCCATTGTTGAGCGAGATTATCCGGCCACCCACCCGGAATCGGTCCACCACTCCCTCCTCTTCCCAGAGGATTCCTGATGCCAGGTCAACCGAAGTCCCCGCCGCCGCCTCGTCCCGGACGGCGCACGTTCCTGCAGGGTCGACGACTCACGGGCGACCTCGCGGTCGGCACCGTCATCGCGGCCACCGAATCGGCCTCCGAGCTGATCGCCGTCGCCGGCTGTTCCTCGGCCAGAGTGCGCGTGAAGCAGGACGCCGACGACGCGGAGCTGACCGTCGAGCTGTGCGACCAGGACGGCGTCCCGTACTCCGAAGGCGCAATGCAGCTGACCGGCCTCGTCGCCGATGAAGACGACATGGTCGACATCGCGATCCTCGGCGAGAGCTACATCCTCGTAACCCTGACCGCCCCCGCCGGTGGACCCGCCACCGTGACGTTCGTCGACGTCGCGGCTCGCACCGACTGAGCTCGAACATTCGCCGCGCGCCGCCGATGCGGCGAAACCCCTTGCAGCCGGACTCCCTCGACGGGGCCCGGCTCGAGTGGTTGAAGCACGGTTGGCATAGCCAGGATGATGTCCTGCGATCGCGCGACCGCACGATCGAAGAGAACATCCGGATGCTCTGCGGCCGGCAGTGGTCTCAGTACAACCCCTACCTGCAGAAGTGGATCGACGTCGGCGAGTGGATGGGGCAGAACGACAAGTACTGGCAGCAGCGGCCGGTCGTCAACCGCCTGCTCTACTGGTTCATGTTGACCCACGCGCGGATGACGGAAAACCCGTCGATCGTCTCCTTCCAGCCGGCGTCGCCCGACCGCCTCGACCAGATGCTCGCCGAGGTCATGGACACCGTCACCAAGACGGTGTGGCAGCAGGCCGGCATGGACGACGCGATCGACTGGCGCGCCGCGTGGATGATCCCCTGCGGGCAGTCGTACCTCTACCCCTACATCGACCCGGACGCCGGCGAGCTCAAGCCGTGGATCGGCCCTGGGATGCTGCCGGTCATGGACGAGCTGGGACAGCCGTACCTCGACGAGAGCGGCCAGCCGCTCGAGCTGATGGCCGACGCCGTCCCCTACGACAAGACGGGCCAGCCGCTCGCCGTCGCCTACCCGGATGGCAGCTACGAAGTCACGGGCGAGCCGCACGTCGAGCCCTCCGGCGCGCTGCAGATTCAGGCCCTGTGCGCCCTGCAGGTGCGCGGCGAGTGGTCGCAGCGGCCGTGGCACCGCAAGCGGTTCCACTACCTGTTCGCCCACACGTCGCTCGAGGAGATCTACGATCGGTGGGGCGTCGAGGTCGCCGCGGATGGCGCCAGCTCTACCGGCAGTCAGTACGAGCTGTCCCGGATCCTGAACGGTTCCGGCTGGTATGGCGCGATGGGCGGAGGCCAGGGCGACGGGCTGGTGACGCTGCTCAAGGATTCGGCCGGCCTGTACACGCGCTGGGATCGGCCCAGCAAGGAATACCCGGAGACGGCGGACGGCCCCGGCGGGCGGATGATGGTAGGCACCGCGACGCGGCTGATCTACGACGGCCCGCGCAACGCCGCCTTCCCCCACACGTCGCCGCTCCACGAGTACCGCTTCGTCAACCTGCCCGGGCGCCCCGGCGCGACGACGCCGCAGGAAGCGCTCAACCCCCTGCAGCGCTCGTATAATCGCGGCTACGGCCAGATGCAGGAGTACCGGAACCTCTGCACCAATCCGGTCGGCGTCATCGACCAGGTGAGCGGCATCCGCGACAAGGACATCGTCAACAAGCCGGGACTGCTCGTGACCGCGATCAAGCGGCAGGGCGTCGCGGCGCTCGAGTATGTGAACCCGCCGCGGATCGGCGAGGAAGTCTTCCGGGTGCAGGCGCTGCTGCGGCAGGAGATGCGCGAGCTGTCGTGGGTCGAGGGCGCCGAAGGCACCCCGCCGACACTCGACGCCTCGGGCGAGCTCGTGAAGGAGCTCCGGTTCAATGCCGATCGCGGCATCAGCGCGACGCAGCGCCGCAACGTCGTCGAGGATGCGCGGCTCGTCGAGACGCTGCTCGCCTACATCAAGATCCTGTGGGACGAGGAGAAGATCCTCACCTACGCCGGCGAGGACAACATCGCGATGACGGTGACGGTCCTGCCGGAGATGTTCCAGTTCGGCCGGGTCAACGTCGTGCCGATCATCGAGTCGGGGCGGCCCCCACGCCGCGGCGAACGGCAGGCGCGCGCCGAGAAGCTCTACCAGCTCGGCGTCTGGGGACCGGCCGGCACTCCTGGCGCGGCCCGGGCCTTTATGCAGATGTCGCGGTTCACGCACCTTGGGCGCTTCGCCTCGGCCGTTGGCGGCATCGACGAGGTCACGGCGAATCAGGAGAACGGGCAGATGGTGCTCGGGGTGCAGGCGCAGGAGATCGAGACCTACGAGTTCTACGACCACCTGATCCACCTCGACGTGCACACGCGCTTCATGCGGACGCCGGAGTTCAAGCAGCTGTCGCCCGAAGTGAAGATGTCGTTCATGCTCCACCGCCAGCTGCACGAAATGCTGGCGCAGCCGGCACTCGAAGCGATGGCTGCTCAGGCCAGCGCCGAGTCCGATGGGGGCGGCAACGGCCCGCCCTCCGACGCCCCATAACCCTCGAGGGTATTCATGCTGTGGTTCTCCTCGCTGTTCCGTGACCTCGGCGACGCCCCTGGGGCCGCACCGGCAGCACCGCCGGTCGCTCCCCCCGCGGCGCCCCCGGCTCCGGCAGCTCCGCTCACGTCAGGTGAGCGCCTCCACCAGACCTTCCAGAACCTCCGCGGCCAGCTGACCCCGGACGGCTCGGCGCTTCGTGCACCGGTCGATCCCAATGCCCCGCCGGCACCGCCGGCCACCCCGCCCGCCGATCCGCCGGCGACGCCGACTCGCACGGACGACGGCAAGTTCGCGCCGGACGGCACCGCCTCGCTCGAGACGGATCCGGATGCGACCGGCGACGAGCTGCCGCCTGATGGCGAGCAGCCGGCCGGCGAAGGGGCGGACGACGAAGAGGCCCTCCGCGTCGTCATCCCGGCGATGCGCGGCAACGCCCAGCCGCGGGTCATGTTCGCTGACACGCCGGAAGCGGCCGAAGAGCTGCGCGCGCTGGTGCGCGGCAACCTGCGTCGCGAGGAGCTGCATCGGGAACGGGCGCGCGTCGAGCGCCGCGAGGAGGATCTCGCCACGGTGCGCGATCTGATCGAGGTCGACCCGACCGGGTTCCTCGTCCAGACCCTGCCCTCGGATCGCGCCGTCGACGTCGCCCTGGCGCTGCTGGCGCAGGACGGAGTACTCGACGCGGTGCGCGAGACGCTGTCGACGTGGGAAGAGGATCCGCGGCAGCGCGAGATCGACCGCCTGAAGGCCGAGAAGGATCGCGCCGATCGCCGGCGCGACGTGGAAGGTGCCGTCGAGGCGAAGCGCGAGGCGCGCGCGTTCGTGCGCGAGGTGAACAACACCGTCGACGCGATCACGCAGCTGGTGCCGGCCGAACGGCAGAACGACCTGGCCGACGACCTCCTCGGCGAGATGCAGCGATTCGCGCAGGCGAATCCGAATGTGGGCCGGCTGACCGCCGCCCAGATGGTGCGAGTCTTCGAGCGACGCCTCTCGCTGTATGGCGTCGACCCGAAGATCGCGTTGACCGCAGTAACGGCCCCCGGAGAATTGCCGCCGGCCCGACGGGGAACCCCGAAGGGTGAAGCAGCGCAACGGATCGCTGCTCAAGCGAAGTTGGCAAGGGAACAGGGTCGCCGCTTTCGATCGTCGTCTGAAGCCCGCCGCGCCGCAGCCGCCCAGCCTTCCGCTGGGAGTGGGGTGACGCCGCCGGTCGCTGAGATGCCGAAAGAGAATATGCGCGCGCGGATCGACCGCCTGCGCACGATGTTTTCACCGAACCGTTAAGGAGCAGCCCAGATGAAGAATCTGTTGCGCAATCGTCTGCTCGCGGTCCTGCTGGTCGCTGTCGCGGCCATCGTCTTCCCGAAGGTGGCGCTCGCCGCGCCGCTCTTCGTGGGTGAGACGACCGACGTTTCCGACATCAATGAAGCGATGAAGATCTACTTCACCGATCCCATCGTCGTGAACGTCGTCACGGACACCGAGATCCTCGATCTGATGATGGAGGACAACAACGTCCAGATCGAGACCACCACGGGCGGGCGGTACATCGAGACCGCTCAGTACTTCCGGCTCCCGGCCGGCGCGGGCTTCCGCACCAAGGGTGACTACCTCCCGGTGCCGGGTGCCCCGAAGATCAAGAACAGCCGCGTCTATCTGAAGAAGGGCGTCGGCGTCGTGCAGATGGAAGGCGAAGTGATGGAGCGCGTCCGGACCAACATGGGCGCCTACATCGACTACATGGACCGGGCGATGCCCGACTTCCTCGAGCGCTTCAACGACAACCTTGACCGGGCCGCTCTCGGCTACGGCAACGGCGCGAAGGGGAAGATCGCCCAGATCAACGGCCTCGTCATCACGGTCGACTCCGCTCTCGGTGTGACCGGGTGGACCGATGCGTGGCTGCAGTTCCAGGAGGGCGAGTCGCTGGTCGCCTCTGCCGACGCGGACGCGAGCCCGCTCCGGAACGCGAACGGCAACGGCGGCGCCGATGCGGCGATCGTCGAGGACGTCGACAACGAGGCCGGGACGATCACGGTCAATGCGGTGCCGGGTGCGTGGGCGCCGGGTGACTTCCTCTTCGGCGGCGACGTCACGGGCCACTCGGGGCAGGCCGCGGGCGAAGACCGTGAAATGATCGGTCTGGCCGGCATGGTCGACGACGGCTCGATCCTGCAGGAGTTCCAGGGCCTCGACCGCAACACCTATCGGTTGTGGCGCGGGAACGTCATCGACGGCAACTCCGGTAACTTCTCCGGGGACCTCGACGAGCAGGTCATGGTCCACGCCGACAACCAGGCGTATGTGCTCGGCAAGGGGATGCCGAACACCGTCGTCACCAGCCGCACTCAGGCCGACCGCTACTGGTGGAGCCTGAAGAGCGACCGGACCTTCAACGACCCGAAGAGCTACGAAGGTGGCCGCGGGAAGCTCTGGGTCCGTCTCGGCGATCGCGTGGTCCCGATCCGCGTCTCGCGGAAGATGCCGCCGCAGCTGGCGTATATGCTGCAGACCGACACCTTCCGCCGGTGGCAGGTCGACGGCGGGAAGTGGGACGACAAGACGGGCGCGATCTGGAACCGCGTCACGGACGGCGTCGGCCGCAAGGACGACTTCTACGCCGTGTACCTGTGGTATCTGCAGCTGGGCAACATTGCCCCGCGCAAGAACGTCCGGATCCAGAACCTGCAGGCCTAAGCTGCGGGTGACGCAAGACCTCGGCTCGGGGGAGCACTCGGCTCCCCCAGCCATCATCTATTCCGCCGCAGATGGTGTGCGGTAGGGAGAATGAGACGATGATCGGAGACAACAAGCTCGACCCGCGCGCTGCCGTCGCGCTGAAGGAATTGCCGATCCCCCTGATCACGGCGACCACGCAGACCGACGTGCTCGCGCTCAACTACAAGCCGGGGTACAGCTTCGAGCTCGCCGCGCTGCGCGGCTCCTGCTCGGCCGAGGCTGGCGCCGTCACGGCCAACGTCGTGATTGCCCCGCCGACCGCGATCCTGCTGGCTGGCGCGATCTCGGTGCACTCGACGCCGGAGCAGCTCGCCTCGGCGATCGCGCGCTACATCATCGGCGGCAAGGTCATCTCCGTCGCGGCCGGCACCGCGCTCGCCTTCTCGGCGGCGCACGTCGTCACGGCCTCGAAGTTCGGGGCGATCCTGCTGCAGCGCAGCAACGCGGGTGCCTGGTCGACCAAGGTGCCTGCGGCCACGGCGACTACCGCGATGGCCTACGACACGGCCACCGCTGCAGAGCTCGCCGTCCTGGCGCTCTCGCCGGATGCCGACAAGATCGCGGTGGGTCATATCATCATCGCGGCCGATTCCGGCGGCTGGACGGCGATCACCGACGACCTGACCAACGGGTCGGACCTGACCACCGCGACGATCACCACCTACGCCGCGCAGGCCCGTGCCTGCTCCTCGGCGCTGGCGTTCGTCGCCGGCGAAGAGGCGCGCGGCACCCTGTCGACTGACCGGACCCGGGTGCGTGGCAGCAAGACGGACCACCTGATCGTGCTCTACACCACGGACGGGACCGGTGCGCTGACGAACGGCGTCGTGACGCCGGTCATCAAGATCCGGCCGGCCGCGGGCCAGAGCAGCTACGAATGAACGACCGCCCCCTGGTAGAGTGGTCCGCGATCTACGATGCGCCGCCGGAGTTGCTCCGGCGGCTCCGGGCTATCCGGCCGAACGTGGAGCTGCTCTATCAGGGGGAGGGCCGGTGGATGCTCGGCGAGGTCCGCTGGAATTGGGAGAAGTACCGCCGGGGCGTTGCCATCATCGCGCAGTTCCTCCACAACCGGCACAAGGAGGGGGTCGCGGTCCTGAGCGACCCGCGCCACCGCCGGTTTCTCGAGGAGGGACTCCTGCTGATGCAGGGATTCACCTGGATCCGCGACTACGAAGGCCCGCCGGATGGCCGGATCGAAATCGACTATGCTCGGATGTGCTGGAAGGAAGACCACGGCCTACTCGATGCCGACTTCCGCCAGATGCTGAAGGAAAGCGACAGCGCGACGTCGCTGCTGCGCCGCCAGAAGATCATGCAGGATCGCCTGCACTCCGAGGGGAAGAGTGATTGGGCGATCATCAACAAGCACCGGAAGAGCGTCACGCTCTCGGTGCCCCCGAAGCCAAACCTGCTCGTCCCCCGGGCGAACCGACAGAGGATCGTGACTCTATGAAGCGCAAGGGACTCTTTGGAAAGCTCGTGGTCGGCGCGGAGCGCGCGGCCGAAGAGCGCACCTTCCTCGAGGAGCGGCGGCACAAGTTCGGCCCGCTCGTCCTGGGCGACAAGGGCGCGAAGCCTGGGACCAACACGCCGCTCCCCGACAGCAAGCCGGTCACGGGTGGAGCCAGCGCGGAGCGTATCCGCGAGATCCTCACCGCGAACCCGGCCTTCCTGACGACCTACGTCGAGCAGGAGTTCAACCGGGCGAAGACGGGCGGGGTCCGCCGGAAGGTGCTGTCGCTCTTCCTCGAGATCGCGCCGAAGATCTACGACGAGAGCGAGCAGACGAAGCTCAAGATCCGGGTCGACAACTTCCTGAAGACCGGCGAGGACGTCGAGCAGGTGGCCGACCTGAAGAAGCGCCCGCGCAAGGGTCCGAAGCTGCCGGAGCGCGAGCTCAAGGAGATCGCGGAGGATCCCGCGTCGCCGTCCGAGCTGCTGCGGGAGCTGGCCGCGGCGGGTAGCGCGGAAGCGCCGCCGGCCGATGACGGCGATGATGCCGGCGAGGAGACCACGGACGAGGACGAGGAATGAACGCCGCGGAGATCGTGGACGAGGCGCGGGACCTCCATCCCGCGTTCGACGACAACTCGCACCCCGACAAGATCGTGGTGCGGTTCCTGTCGCGCTTCCAGCTCGCCCTGATCTCCGACGCGCTGACGCGCTACCCGTCCCTGTGGAGCACGACGCAGGACGAGCCGATGCCCCTCGCTGATCACGCGGCGGGCATCGCGCTCACGGCCCCCCTCTTCGTCTACGACGTGGTGGTCCTGAAGGGGGACCGCGAGCTGCCCGTCGTGGTCATCCCCTACGAGCACCGCCACGACCCGCGGCCCGATCGCTCCGCGTGGATCGTCAACCGGCGGCTCTACCTCGATGGCAAGGCGAGCGCCTGGGCGGGCTCCGACGCCATCCGGATCCGGTACGCGACGACGCCGACCGCCCTCACGTCGGAAGACTCGGTCCTGATTCTGCCCGACACCGCCCGCGAGGCGCTGGTCACGAGTGCGGCGGCGTTCATGGCCGGCCGCGGCTCGCAGCGGCGCGACATCGAGGCGCCCAACTACCGGCAGTTCGCCGCGAACGCCGAGGTCGAGCGGGAGCGGTTCCTGAAGAATCTGTGGTTGCTGCGAAGCGCCGACGCGCGCTTCATCCGAGACGTGAGGGACTAGATGGCAACGGTCAACGAGATTCTCGTCGCGGCCTACGGGCGATCGGTGCGGTTCAACAATCAGCAGCTCGCTACCCAGAGTAGTGAGCTGCTGCAGGCCGTTACGCGCACGGTGCGCGGCGTCTTCGCGCTGACCGCCCGGATCTCGCCGACCTACTACGGCGAGTCGGCAGCAGCGAGCTACTCCGGCGGGCGCTGGGCGTGGCCGGCCGGTGCGGAGCTGATGTTCTACCTCGAGCACGGCGGCGAGGAGGTTGTCGTCGTCCCGTTCGACCAGCGCGACGCGGAGCCGACGAAGAAGGCCGTCTATGCGATGGGCAAGTACTTCTACTCGGCCGGCAACACGGGCGACCCGACCAGCGGGAACCTGACCGTCTACTTCTCGCGGCGCCCGGTCGACCCGGCCGACGTGACGGACCCGATCGACCCGGACTTCCCGGAGAGCCACCTCGATCTGATCATCAGCGAGATCGCCTACTACCTCGCCATCAAGGACGGCCGCGGCGACGAGGCCGGCTTCATCGAGAGCCGCGATCGCGCCCTGGCGCTCTATGCCGCGCACGTCGAGCACGTCTTCTCGTCGATGGAGCGGCGGAAGTACGGCCACGTCCGCCGGTTCAACCTGCAGGCGCTCGTCCCGAATGGCGCCCTGCTGGGCGGTGGGGTGGCAGGATGACCGTCCAGGAGATCGTCGAGGCCGCGCTCGCCCGGGCGATGGAGTTCTCGGACAAGGTCCCCAATACCTTCTCCGTCTCGGTCGGCCGGATGAACCAGCGGCACCAGCAGCTGTTCGCCCGGATCGCTGAGCGGAACCGCGACTATGCCGGCCGCGACGCCGAGCTGACGCTGACCGCCGGCGCCTGCGACACCGCCGATCTCGATCCGCTCCCGATGCGGATCTCGCTCGTGACGATCGACGACCCGGGCTCGAGCTCGTGGCCGGTCGGCCGCCCGGTCAAGGTGGTGCCGGTCGACGATCTCGATTGCGCGCTGCCGCCGCGGATGACCCTCCGCGATGGCATCCTGCAGCAAGTGGGCACCGACCTGCAGGGCGTGACCAGCGTCCGCGTCTGGTATGCCAAGCGGCCGGCCGACCTCGAGAGCGGTGCCGACGTGCCGGCGATGCCGGCGCAGTATCACGAGCTGCTCGTCATCGACCTGGCGAAGAGCATGATCCGGAAGACGATCGCGCTCAACGCGACGAGCCGGAAGGAGATCCTCGACGTCTTCACCGTCGAAGAGGAAGAAGTACTCGCCGACTTCGACGCCCATCTTCGCAACTTCCAGTACGCTGAGGTCTCCCGGTTCGGCCGCACGACGCGCCAGGACTAAGCCGTGGAGATCTCGCGGGCTGACGAATTCGCCGAAGGGCAGCGCCGGACGAAGGCGGAGTTCGAGACGCCGACGCACCAGCTGCTGCGCGCCTCGCTCGATCGCCGGCCGGATGCCGTCTCGTTCGACTACCTCTGGTCCTTTGCCTACGGCCCGGTCGGGATCGCCGACCTCTCCCGCGGCATCCGCGATCGCCCGTGGTACGTCCGCTGCGAAGGCACCACCGTCTACTATGCGCGCGCCAACGACGGGAACACCGCCTGGGAAGCTGAGGCGGTGCTCTTCTCGTATTCGGGCGCCCTGATCACCGAGCTCGATCTCGCCTTCGAGCAGGCCGGCCGCGTCGTGGTGTGCGCCGAGCGGCCGACTGGTACGGCCGGCGCGCCGGAGATCTGGCTCTACTGGTTCGACGTCGGGACCGGCTTCGTCTTCCAAAACTTCGGCTCCGGCCGGACGCCGCGCGCGATCCTCGACGAGCCGGACTTCACGAGTGAATCCGACGTGCTCGTGTTCTACCTGCACGACGGCGACGACGAAGCGAAGATGCTCGTGCAGCGCGAGGAGTACGCCACGCCCCACGCGGTTCCCCTGACCGACGTCGCCGACAAGTACCTCGAGGACGTGGTCAAGGTGAGCGATTCCCGGATCCGGATCGTGGCGTCGGTGCACAACGTCGGCGCCGGCACCTACACGCTCGAGTCGGTCGAGAGTACGCTCTACCCGATCGCGCTCCTCGAGAATCCGATGCAGGGCGACCTGTATTTCCTCGATGCGGCAGTCGTCAAGATCATTATCGACGCGGGCTTCCCGGCTGGCGTCGACGCCTTCTTCTCCGGGCCGGACGACTCGATCGACGGCACCTTGCTCTTCGTCGCCGCGGCGATCGTCACGAACCTGATCGTCGTCACGCAGGACACCGACCCCGCCTGGTCGTCGGACGACGAGTGGATCGACGCGGCGCTCACCTTCCTCGATGCGGCCCTCGAGAACGCGGTCATCGTCGTGCAGCACGACACGGATCCGCGCTTTGGCGGTGACACCGAGGAGACGGAGGCGGCGCTTACCTTTCTCGATGCCACGGCGCCGATTGTGGTCATCGTGGTCGAGCAGGAGACCGCCGCGCGCCTCCCGGGATCGAACGAAGAGACCGAAGGCGTTCTCAGCTTCCTCAGCGCAGCCCTGGTGACTCCATGAAGCGACGCACCTCTGGCCTGATCATTCCGGCCCCGAATCTGATCCTCGGCCGCGGTCCCTGCCCCCGGCCCAGCGTCCACCGCACGGCACGGCTGGGGGCGACCGTCGAAGGCCGCTGGCTGGTCCAACTGGTCTCCCGCGGCGGCATCATCCGGCAGGAGCTCGAGTTTCCGAATCTGGTCGTCGACGCCGGACTCGACACCCTGCACACGCTCAACGGATCCCAGATCGGCGCCTCGGTCGTGAACCGCGTCGCGGTCGGGACGGGCAGCACGGCGCCGGCCGCAGGGCAGACCGCGCTCGTCGCGGAGGTCGCCCGGATGACGACCGGCCCGACGATCGCCGGCAGCTACGACTCCGGCGGCGGCTACGGCTACGGCCGCTACACCTGGGAGTTCGACTACGCCGTCGCGAACGGCAATCTGACCGAGGTCGGCATCTTCACCGGGGCGGGTGGCGCGATGTTCTCCCGCGCGCTCTTCACCGACTCGGGCGGCACTCCGACCACGATCGTCAAGACCTCGAGCGACAAGCTGCGGCTCCGCTACGAGTGGCGGGTCTACCCGCCGGCGAGCGCCGACACCGTGGATCCGACTTACAACCTGAGCGGCGTCTCGACGGCGGTCTCGCACCGGCCGATCGGCAAGGCGACGAACGGGTGGAGCGAACACGCGCAGTATGGCCCGACCTTCATGGGGCAGGCGAGCGGTGGGCAGCTGGCCCGGTCGCGGAACAGCCTGACGCCGGTCGGCTACACCGCACTCGACAACAACGGCGACAACGCCACGTCGGCGACCTGGGCGGCGTACACCGCCGGCGACCATCATCGCGAAGTCTCGATCCTCTGGGAGACCGGCGACGCCAACTATGCCGGCGGCACCCCGGGGATCGGCGGCTGCATCATCGCGCGGAGCGCGTTCAACGGGAACGGGACGTGGGACATCACCTTCACGCCCCGGGTCGCGAAGGACAACACGAAGCGGTTCGTGCTCGACCTCGACTTCGTCTGGGCGCGCGTATGAGCCGCCGGCCGCGGATCTTCGGGAACGTTCCCCATCAGCTGCTGCGGGCGCCTCGTGCGCCCCGGCCGCAGGCGCATTTCCGCCTCGAGGGCTGGGTGACGGTCTCGGTCCGCCGGCACGGCGAGGAGCGGCTGCGGCGCCGGTTCCGCAACCTGATTACGGATGCCGGGATCGACGCGATCGCGACGGGCGGGCTCCTGGCGCAGTTCGAGTACGCCGCGGCCGGCACCGGCAACACCGCGCCGGCCATCGGACAGACGGCCCTCGTGGCGCAAGTGGGCGCGCGCACCAACGACGACGGCACCCTGCCGGATGACTACGACTGGACGAGCGAGTACGTCAGCGTGACCCGCCAGCGCGTGTTCGTGGAGGGATCGGTCGAAGGAGAGATCGCCGAGGTCGGCTGGTTCAGCGGCGCCACCGGCGCGAATATGTGGAGCCGGGTGCTGATCCTCGACGAGACCGACACGCCGACAACGGTCGAGATGGAAGCGGATGACGAGCTCGTGGTTCTCTACGAGCTGCGGCTCTACGTCACCTCGACCGATGTCGAAGGGACCGTGGCGATCGCCGGCGTCCCCTACGATTTCACCGTGCGGCCCTGCAACTACGAGGCGGGTCTGCTCTGGACCGAGGCGCTCTTCGCCGCACTCGGCGTGGGGACGCCGACGCCGCCCAGCGCCAGCGAGGAGGGTCCACTCGTCGCGATCGACGCGGATCCGCCGGCGGGAACGATCGCCGATGGCATTGCCACCGCGCCGTACTCGAGCGGCAGCGCGCGCCGCGGCTACCGCGCGACGTGGAATATGGCAACCGCCAACTTCGCCGGCGGCATCGAGATGATCACCTTCCCGCTCTCGGATGACCCGGCGCCGCACTACCAGGTGCTGTTCTCGCCGCCCATCCCGAAGACGGCCGACCAGAAGCTGAAGCTCCTCTTCGCCGTGACGTTCGGGAGGCGCTGATGGCGCTCCCGACGTCCGGCTGGTTGCCGACGCCGCAGCTCAACCCGATCGACTCGGGGCCGCTGCCGCTCCCGCACACGGCCTACTACTTCGATCCGAACAACCCGCCGCTCGAGGTCGTCGAAGACGCCCCGGGCGTCGTGACGTTCGTGGAAGTGGGTCAGGGAGACTTTGACGCCACCGGGCGCGCCGGCCGGAACGCCGAGCGCGAACCGGTCATGGTCGCCAAGCTGCAGTTCAACGACGTGTACGGGATCCTGCTCGTCGACCAGTTCGACGTGCCGGAGTCCCCGGGCCTGCTCCGCGGCCAGACGGAAGACGAGCTCGACTTCGGCCTCGATGTCGACCCGTCGCGCCTGGACGACTACTTCCGCGAGATCGCTCCGGAGGAGCTCGACCTCGGCCTCGAGATTCAGGGGATCCGACTCGAGCGCGCCGGCTGCACGATGGCCTTCGTGCTCGAGCAGGGGCAGATGGAAAGCGGGATCGACGCGCGCGGTGTCACGACGCTGCAGGCGCTCTCGCAGCACGTCCTGCGATTCCGGCAGCGCCTGCTCAGTCGGTGCGCCTCGGAGTGGCTCGACGTGGAGAACGGGGATCTCGAGATCGACGTGCCGGACGTCATCGGCTGGGGCGGCCCGTGGGGCGGGCCGTGGGGCGGCGACGCCAACCTCGACCCGGCGGTCACGATCGCCGAGATGGAGGCGATCTGGGAGGCGAAGGCGCGCCGCGTGTCCGATGGCGAGTGGGTCAAGGCGAAGGTCCTCAGCCCGACCGATGATGACCTGGGCGACCCGGCGATCCTGCTGCGCGACACGGAGGTCGTCCTGCTACGCTTCACGGAGGAGTGGCAGGGGATCTACGACCGGGTGCGGCTGGTGGGGATCCGGGTGCCGGCGATGACCGGCATCGTCTGGGATGAAACGATCCTGCCGCCCAACGAGCTGATCGGTCCCGTGTTCTGTCGCTGCCTGGTCCTCGAGGCGGCCCGCTTCCTTGCCCTGAAGGGGGATCTGGCCGTCGAAGCCGGCTCCCTCGGCCGAGAGCTCCGCAGCGCGCAGTCGGACCTGCTGGCTCAGGTGCGCTCTCACAACGACACCAGGACGACCCGCGAATGACCACCACCACCACGCCAAAGGGCACCGTCTACGGCCGCGCCCCCGGGGAAACCGGGTGGGGCGACGAGATGAACCGGAACCTGCAGCGCTTCGACGCGATGGGCGTCGAGAGCTTCTGCTTCGATCCGTTCCTGACGACCGGCCTCACCTTCGCCTACCGCGGCGGTATGGTCTACAACTCCGGCACCGGGCTCTACTCCCTGATCGCGGCCGGCACGGTCGCCCTGACGGACAACGCCACCAACTACGTCCAGCGCACCCTGCTGGGCGTCGTGAGCGTCTCGACGTCGGGCTGGGACTCCGGGAAGGTGCCGCTGGCGATCGCTACGACGGCCGGGGGCGCAATCACGAGCGTCGTTGACCGTCGGCCCTTTCTCGGCGCCCTCGAAGGCCCTGCAGGCCCCCAGGGGCCCGCGGGAGCTGATGGCGCGGACGGAGCAGCCGGGGTCGACGGCGCGGACGGGGATCCGGGCCCGCAGGGTCCCCCGGGCGCGGATGGGGCCGACGGCGCTCCAGGAGCTCCTGGAGCTCCGGGGGCCGATGGTGCCGACGGAGCGGACGGCGCCGATGGGGACACGTTCGTCCCGGATCCCACGGGCCAGCCTGACGGGAAGATCCTGAAGACGTCGAGCGGGGTGCTGGTGTATGCCGACGAGAGCGGCGGAGGCGGCGGGCTCGTCTTCCCCTACTCGGCGCCGGCCTCGCCCAGCGCCTTCGATGACGAGTTCACGAGCGGGACGCCGGATGCCAAGTGGACGACGACCAACGCCGGCACCGGCGCGGGGCACACGGTCACGGATGGGAAGAACGGCACCTGGGTCGCGCACGGCGGGACCGGCAGCGCGACGGCCTCGATCCGCAAGCTCGAGCGCCGGCAGGCGATCACCGGCAAGAACGCCGGCGTCGCCTTCTCGGTCCTGGCGCGCTTCGCGATTCACCAGAACGGCGGCGGCACCGACGTCTTCGCCTCGGCGTCGATCGGCGACACGTCGACGATCGAGACCGGCAACTACCTGAATTTCGGGCTGAACGCGAACGGCTCTGGCGTCATGCGCGTGTTCTCCTACGACGGCTCCTTCAACACGCAGAACCTCGGCCCCGGCCAGAATTCGGTCTGGATCCTGCTCACGCGCAACACGAGCAACCTCGTCAAGTACTTCTACTCGACGGACGGCGAGGGGTTCTGGCTCTGGTCGAGCGCGACCCGCAACTGGAATTGGAATTACCTGTACCTCTCGCTCGTGGTCTCGGCCACCAGCAGCAACCCCGCAGAAGCGATGTGCGATTTCATCCGCGTCGACGACTCGCGCTTCGTGATGCCGACCTAACCCTCGAGGGATACGATGTCGACCGTTCTGATTCGCGAAAATGGATCCTGGGTGCCCTACGTCGCTCCGGGCGCCGGCGGGACCGGGATCGTCGAGGAGGTCGTCGCCGGCACCGGCATTGGCGTCGACGCCACGGATCCTGCGGCGCCGATTGTGTCGCTGCTCGACACCGGCGCGGCCTCGCTGCTGATGGCGTCGGTGACGCTGACCGATGCGGAGCTGAAGGCGCTGCACACCACCTACAAGGTGTGGGTCGCTGCTCCTGGCGCCGGAAAGATCATCGTCCCGTTCGCGATGATCTTGCGGACGATCATGTCGGCGGGGCGCCAGTACACCAACCTGGACGGCACCTATCCGGCCATCATCGGCGCGACGCCGTTCGCGTCGACGGTCGGCTTTAACGGGATGACCCTCGCGGCGGGCGTAGGTACTGGCCTACTCGGCACTTCCGGGGTCAACCCGATCAAGATCGTCACGGGGATTGGCCCGGTTCCGACCGCCGCGACGTATGGTTGGAACGGCCGGATTCAGTCCGAGATCGAGAATCAGCCCTGCTACCTGGCGATGTACAATCACACGTCTGGCAACCTGACGGGTGGGAACGCCGCGAACAGTTTCAAGGCGACCCTGTACTACGTCATCATGGACCTCTGAGCGATGACGCTGACGCCGCTGACGTTCGGGCAGGCCATCGACCGCGCGACCGGTTCCTTCCGCGTCGATGCGTCGACGTTTCAGGACCTGCGCAACCTGATCCCCCGCGACTACAAGCTGATGGCGCGCGGGGGCGCGGTCGTGCCGGACACCGGCGAGCCGCTCGATGGCTGCACCGATGTCGTCGGCATCTTCGCGTTCCGGTATATCAAGGGCGGCGTCTCGATCGGCTACAACCGCACGACGCGGATCTTGTCGGTCTGGCGCACGGACGGCACCGGCGGCACTCCCGTCTACATCGGCGATTGGGCGACGCTGCCGGTCGGTGCTCCCCTTCCTCGCGTCACCGCGGCCGAGAGCTACGCGAAGCTGTTCCTCGCGCACTCGGAGCCGCTCTACAACTACCGCGCGCGCACGATCTACTTCGACCCTGAAGCGACGGTCGGCGCGCAGCTCCTCGACTACCTCGGCAACTTCGATGGTGCCGGCGACGCTCCGGTCTACTTCCGGGGCGTCTACGCCTATATGCAGTACCTGGTGGGCTACGGCTTCGGGACCGCGGCCGAACCGAACCGGCCGGAGTACTTCCGCTTCTCGCTGAGCGGCGACCCGCTCACGATGAACAAGCAGCACTACTTCCTGGCCGGCGTTCGCGATGAAGCGATCACGTCCGTTGGCAAGGCCGGCGACGTGCTGGTCATCTACAAGAAGGGCGGGCGCTTCAAGCTGGTCGGCACGTCGTTCCTCGACTTCGGCGTGTTGCCGCTCGAGGAGGTCCACGGCTGCGTGGCGGACCGGCTGGCGATCACGATCGGCGACCAGTCGTATGCGTGGGGTGAGCAGGGGCCGCGCGTCACGTCGGGCGGGCGGAGTGTCGACCTGTCGCTTCCGCTCGAGCTCGACGGGCCCGACCCGGAAGGTCTCGCGACCGCCGGCGAAGACGAGTACGGCTGGGTGGTGTACGAGCCGCTCGAGCGCCTCGCGATCTTCGGCTTCCCCGTGCTGGATCCGGCGCAGACCGTTACGCGCTGCTATGCGATGTCGCTCCGCGAAGAGGGCGTCATCCGATGGAGCTATTTCGAGATCTCGCAGGCGATCTACTGTGCCGGCTTGATCATCGAAGGCGCCCAGACGATCGGCGCCACGATCACGGCCTACGCCTCGGCACTCTCCGCCACGGACACCGGCCAGTCGGGCACCGGGCGGACGGTCGACCTCGACTGGACGAACAACGCGCTGGGCGCCGGCGAGACCGTGCAAATCTTCGGCGGGCTGGTCGGCGGCGGGTGGACGCTCCTCGACAGCGTGGCGGCGTCCGGCGGGACGCAGAGCCGCACCCTCAACGGCGTCCCGGCGCTGTCCGACTACGCCCTGGCGATCCGCTTCACGAAGGGCGGGATCGCGACCCCTGGCTACACGTCGACGGATCCGGACGATTGGGACGCGCCGACCGCCGCGGGCTCGAAGACGACTCTCGTCACCAGTAGCGGCGCCCCCTCCGCGCTGGCTGGCGTGTGGTCGCGCATCGGCGCGTCGACGCACCAGATCCTGTTCTCGTTCACGCTGCCGGAAACCGGCCTCGGCTTCGAGCTCGAGCAGAGCGACGACGGAGTCGGCGGCTGGACCAACGTGAAGACGGTGGCCGCGCCCTATGCGCCGCGCACGATTGCACACGCCACGGCCGACGCGCTCCTGACGCTGACGAAGTACTACCGGCTGCGCGCGGTGCTCGGCACCGAGGAGAGCGCGTATAGCAACGTCGTGGCGGTGCGCATCGGGCCGTCGATCACGCCAAGCGTCCTGACCGTCGTCCAGACCGGGACCACCAGCGTCTTTCAGTTGTGGATCGCCGCCAACACCGGCGACAAGCTCGAAGTGCAGACCTCGCCCGATGGCACGACCGGGTGGGCGACTCAGTTCCAGAGTGCCAGCTACACGGTGAAGCAGAACGTGAGCTCGCCGATCTCGCTGGCGTCCGTGACGTACCTGCGGGCGAGATTCCTCGAGACGGCGTTCGGCGTGGATGACGCGGGGCCCTGGACTGCAGTCGAGCAGATCACGTTGACCAACACGGCCGCGCCGTCGCCGGTGACGGGCGAGGATGGCGAGTGGGTGGCGAACCAGCTCGTCGACGCGCTCTTCGACGCGGCCGGCGGTGGGCTCTCGACGCTGGCGGAATACCAGAGCCCGACCGCGCCGGCCGTGACCATCGAGCCCAGCGACGCGGCGACCTCGATGTCGCTGACCATCCGGGACAACGGCCCGCTCTACGCACCGATCTCGACCGCGGCCGTCGTGCCGACCGAGGCCGTCGCGCTCTACCGGCTGCTGACCTCCGGAGGCCAGCGCAAAATCAGCAGCGGCGTGACAGCGACGATCCCGATGCTGCCGCCTGGGCCGACGAACCTCGTCGTGGTGCAGGGGACGCCCGGGGTCGCCGAGATCGGGGTGGCGTGGGACAACGAAGCGTGGGGCACGGATAACCTCGTGCTGCAATGGGAGGACGCCGTCGATCCCCTGGCGAAGTCGCTCGGCCCGCAGTTCGCCAAGAGCGGCCCGGATGACCTCCTGACCGGCCCGCAGCCCGGGTTCCCGGCCCTGGCCGGCATCGGGGCGACCATCCGCGTCCGGGTCCTGCACTACCTTGGTGGTGGCACCCCGCGCTACTCCCTGCCGACCGAAGACACGGTGACGCTTTCCTGATGCAAGGCTCCGCGCTGCTCCTCGGCCAAGCAGGTGCTACCGCCACTCCCGGCGCGTTGATCTGGGAGCTGGCGGACGGCGCCGATGATGGCGGGTCGGATTACGACGTCTTCGCGATCTCGAACCCGCTCTCTCCCGGGAATGGCACCCGGGTTTCCGTCTTTCGGACGGCGATCGTCACCCTCACCTGGACGATGGCCGTCACGCTGCGCTTTACCCCGCTCGTCGACGAAGACGAAGAGACCATCGCCCGGATCGGTGGCTCGGTGCAGACCCTGCCGATCGAGATCACCTTGGCGGCGCCGACCGGTGGCCGGGTCACGAGGAGCTTCCGGATCCCGCTCCTGCGGCTGATTCTCGGGCCGGCGGACGAGGAGCTCAGCCGGAACGCGGTGGTCGGAACCCGTCTTCGGTTGCAGATTGAGAGCGTCGGAGGGCTCGGCCTCGGTGACTTGATTTTTGACGGTGTCGCGATCGAGCACGACGAATCCCCAGACCAGAAGCGGAGCGAAGGGTGAGCGCACCCAAGGCACGAGTTATCCAGGTGCAGGTCATCGAGGCAGCGAGCGCGGCGCTGCTGACCACGGCGGTCAATGCGTGGTTGGAGACGGCCGGCGAGATCGACCTGCAGGACAAGCAGTTTCAGGTTGAGGGCGGCAACTACGTCGTCCTGCTCTGGTACACGGGAGGGGCGTGATGGCTATTCCAGTCGCGGCAATCGGTGCCGGCATCGGGCTGGCGAAGAAGCTCTTCGGCGGTGGCGGGAACAAGAAGAAGGAGCTGCAGGACCAGGCGCGTCAGGCGCAGATGGACAAGATCCTCTTCGACGAGTTCGGCCGCTCTCGCCTGAAGATGGAGCAGCGCGGGCTCGACTATCAGCAGCGCGACTCCGAATTCGGCGGGGCGATCGACCGCGTGGAGGGGATGCAGCCGACCAACACGGCCGGGTTCTCGCCGACGCGCACCGACGCGGTCGACACGACGCAGCTGCGGAACATGGACGCGGCCGAGACGCGCGGTGTCGGCTTCCAGGAGCTGCAGGACTACGGCAGCGACGAGCTGGCCGGCCTCGATCCGGGGTCGGATCTGAAGGAGTTCGCCGACAACGAAAGCGGCGTCGACTTCACGGCGCGCGACTTCGATGCGCAGGCGGCCGTCGAGAATTACGCGCGCGGCGCCACGAGTGATTTCATGGTGCAGAGCGGGCGCGCGCTCGACACGCTCCGCGCGAAGTCTGCCGGCGCGGGACGCGCGGACTCCGGGCTCTTCGACAAGGACCAGGGCGACGTCATTACCGAGCTGGGTCGCGGCCTGACCAGCGACATCGCGCGCCAGTCGGTCGCTGCAGCCGGGATCACCAGCCAGAGCCAGACGGCCGCGGATCGGATGAAGCTGGACGCGCTCACGTCGGGGAAGGACTTCCGGCTGAAGGCGCTGAGCGACGCCGGCACCCTGCGGTTCAACCGGGCCGAGGGCATCGACCGCAATATGCTCGAGCGCGGGAAGTCTCTCGGCTCGCTGCAGCTCGATCGCGCCGGCACCATCGACAAGACGCGCGCCGACGCCGTGCGTGACGCCACCGGGTTCGATCTGGACAAGGCGACGTCGGCCGACAAGATGGGGCTCGACGCCGCGGAGTTTCAGGACTCGTACACGCAGCGCGGCGCCGAGGTTGGTCTCGGGGCGCGGGGCCAGCGCGCCGATCGCGCGGCGGAGCGCGAAGCGGAGAGCAGCAACGACTACCTCGACCTGCTGACCGGCAACGTCAACCGCGCGACGCAGAACGTGAACGCCAACGAAGAGCGGAAGGCGCAGCGATCGAAGGGCTTCTATGACCTGCTGGGCGCCGGCGCCAATGCCTACGCCACCTACGCCGGAGCGAAGCGATAATGGCACGATTCGACTTCGAGCGCCCGTATGTCGCGCCGAGCCAGGGCTCGATGCTCGCGGGCGCCGTCACCGACTTTCTCGGGCAGGAGCGGCAGCGGCGGAAGGACAAGCAGGAGCAGAGCAATTTCGAGCGCACGGCCGGCCAAGCCGACCGTCGCATCGACCAGGAAGACGTGCGCATTGACCAGGGCGCGATCGAGGCCGGCTTCGACCTGAACCGGGGCCGCGGCCACTCGGAGAGCGCCGAGACGACCGAGGTCGGGGAAATGCCGGACGGCGACGAGTACAGCCCGCCGCGGATGGGTCCGTTTCCGGGCGACGAGATCGACCCCGGCTTCGAGGCGCCGCGGCCCGTCGCCACGGCGAGCGGCCGGCATCCCGGCGTCCAGGTGCCCACGGCCGACGAAGCGCGTCACCCGCGTCTCGGCGCGCGCGACTACCGCCGCTCGACGGGCGGGATGGCGACGCTGCTGCAGGACGAGCTGACCAAGCAGCGCGACGCTCGAGCTCGTGCACAGTCGGAGAGCGATCGCACTCGCCGGATCGGCCAGCTCGAGGGAATGGGTCGCGACGCGCCCACCGCCAGCGCGATCGTCGACCGCGACGTCAACTTCGATGATGTCGTGCCGGAGCTCGATCGCCCCGGTTTCGAGGGCGCCTATCGCCGGAAGACCAACATCGACACCGGCGCGGCCATCAGCCGCGCTCTTGGCTCGCAGCGCGCGCGCAACCAGGCTGACCGCGAAGAGGGAGGCCGTGCACCGACTCGGGCCGATCTCGACCGGGCCACGGACAACGCGCGGCAGGATCTCGTCAACGCCGAGAACCGGCTGCGGGACCTGCAGCGCCTGCCGATCCCCTACGACGAGGCCGAGGCCAACGCCCATCAGGCCGCGATCCAGCAGGCGCGCGAGGAGGTCAGCACGTTGCACACGCGCGCCGGCACCTACCGCGCCCAGAGCGACAGCGCCTTCGCCCGGACCACCGGGGCCAAGTTCGACCAGGGCGGCGCGAAGACGCCCAGCCCGGAGCAGCTGCAGCGCGCGCAGCGTGACCCGCAGTACGGCGAGTTCCTGAGCTCGCAGGGCTATCAGATGCCGCAGGCGAAGCCGTCGATCTTCCCGGCGTTCCCCGGCGGACGTCGTCCGTGATTCCGGACGAGGACGAGTACCAGAAGTGGCTGCGGCGCCGCTCCGAAGAGGAAGCGGCGTTTCGCGCGTACAAGGCGATGCGGCCGACCCAGCCGGCCGCGGCCGCACCGGCGGCGCCTGAGCCGGAGCCGATCGACCCGACCGTGTCGCCGTTCACGCCGGCAGTCGGGGCGCGGACCCCGTCGCGGCCGGAGAACGACGAGCTGCCGGAGACGAAGCCGCGGGGGGTGCTCGATTTCTTGGCAGAGGGTGCCAGGGCGATCGTCCGGGGCACCGGCTCGACGATGCGGGACATCGGTTCGGCCGCGGAGCTGATTGGGCAGGAAGCCTATTCCGCTCCCGGCGCGGAGCCACTCGGCCGGCTGCTGCAGCGCGGCGGCAAGGCGATCGAGGAGTCGGTCGCTCCTGCCCGGGTGGCGGAGACCTCCCAGATCAAGAGCGGGCGGGACGTCGGAGACTTCGTCGCCGGGACCGCCGGCTCGGCCGCGGCCTCGAGCGCGCCGTCGCTGGGCGGCGCCGCGGCAGGGTTCGCGGTCGGTGGCCCTCCGGGCGCCCTCGTGGGCGCCTTCCTCGCCTCCTACCTGCAGAACGCCGGCAACGCGCGCCGGGAGATGGGCGAGCTCGGCGTCGACCAGGAGACGGCCAACGAGACGGCCGCGGCGATCGGGATCCCGATGGCGGCGCTCGATGCCTACCTCCCCTCGAAGCTGGTCGGCCGCTTCTCGAAGACCCTGACGGCCGATGCCGTGCGCCACTCCGCGAAGGCGATCGCCAAGAACGCGCTCGTCGACGTCGCGACCGAGGGGATCACGGAAGGGCTGCAGGAGGGGATCCAGTACGCCGGCACCCGCTACGCCACGCCGGAAGACGATTTCAGCGTCTCGGAGCTGTTGAGCCGGGGCAAGGAAGCCGCCATCCAGGGCGCGGTCGGCGGTGCCACGGTGAGCGCCGGGACCGAGGTCGCCAGCCGGGTCGCGAAGTCCCTGACCGGGAAGAGCATCGAACGGCGCGCCGCCCTCGACGAGATGCAGCGGGCCAGCGCCGCCGCGGGCGCGGTGCCGCCGGCCGTGGAGGTGCCTCCCGGCTCGCACGAGCCGCCCCCAGAGGTTGCACCCCCAGAAGCGCCCCCGGAGCTCCCAGAGGGCGCCCAGGGGCCGATTACGCCGCAGGAGAAGATCCAGCAGCTCGAGCAGGAGCGCCGCGCGCTCGAGAAGGAAGCGAACACCGACCCCCTGACCGGGCTGGGCAACAAGCGGGCGCAGCAGGGCCACCTGAAGCGCGTCGAGCAGGACAAGGAAGACGTCGACGTGGTCGCGATGGACCTCGAGGCGCTGGGCGTCCGGAACAACACCGAGGGCGAACCGGCCGGGGACGCGATGCTGCAGCGGGCGTCGACGGCGATCGCTCAGGCGGCGGACGAGCTCGGCATCGACCCGCGCAACCTGTACCGCCACGGCGGGGACGAGTTCTCGGCCGTGGTGCCGAAGGGGCTCGGCGAGCAGCTGGTCTCGCGGGCGCGTGAGCTGATGGGGGATCACCCGATCGGCGAGTCCGGCTTCGCGAACCGCCTCGGCGGGGCGGTGGCGAGCAACTGGACCGACGCGACGGCGCGCCTCGCTGAGTACAAGCGGAACCGGCCGAAGGAGCGGCAGAGCAAGCCGATGGAGCTCCCGGCCAACGACGTGCCGAAGTCGATCGTGCGGATGGCCCCGGCCGACATCGTCAGCCGGCCGGACCAGATGCAGTTCAAGAGCAACGTCGACCCGGAGACGGGCACCGGCCAGGAGCTCAAGGGCGTCAAGACGTGGAACGAGGATCTCGCCGGCGTCATCTCGGTCTGGAAGGACCCGGAGAGCGGCGAGACGGTCGTCGTCAACGGCCACCACCGCCTCGAGCTGGCGAAGCGGCTCGGCGTCGACGGCGTGAACGTGCGCTACGTCTTCGCCACGACGCCGGAGGCCGCGCGCGCGACCGGCGCCTTCATCAACATCGCCGAGGGCCGGGGCACCGCGACCGACGTCGCGAAGTTCCTCCGGGACACCGGGGCGACGCAGGAGGATCTCGAGAACCGCGGCGTCTCGATCCGCGGCGATCTCGCCAAGAAGGGCGTCTCGCTGTCGAAGCTGGCGCCGGATCTCTTTGCCCAGGTCGCCACCGGCAAGCTCGACGAGGGTCACGCGGCGGCGATCGGCGAGATGATCACCGACCCGGAGCGCCAGCGCGAAGCCGTGCAGGTGGTGCGCGGCGCCAAGGGGCGGATGACGCAGGCCGAGGTCCGGGAAGTGGCGCGCCAGATCGAGGTCGCCGGCAGCGAGACCGTCACGCAGGACTCGCTCTTCGGGGAAGAGGAGTCGAGCACCGGGCTCTACGTCCCGCGCGCGCAGGTCGCCGCGGCGCTGAAGAGCAATCTCGCCAAGGATCGCCGGCTGTTCGGGTTCATTACCAAGGGCGATCGCGCGACGGCGCTCGAGGGCGCCGGCGGGACGAAGATCGACAAGGAAGCCGCCACGCAGCGCGCGGCCGACAGCGCGGCCGTCGAGGAGCTGTTTGATCGTCTGTACACTCGAGGCGGCGAAGTCGCGCGCCTTATCACCGAGGCCGCTCGGCGCGTTGCGCAGGGCGAGTCGCCGAAGGGGGTCGCTCGTGAAATCCAAGACGCCGTCACCGAAGCCCTCCTCGCCGAACGCACCGCTGCCGAAGGAGGCGCTGGACGCAGCGATCGAGGAAACCCGGAAGCTGGACGAGGCGGGGCTGCTGCGGAGGAAGCCGGGGAAGGCGGGGCTGCGGTTCGATCCGAAGGCGCCGTAGACGAGGAGAGCCGGGACTCCACCGACCCGAATCAGGACGCGCTCTTCTCGCCGGACCTGTTCGGCGGAATGGACCAGGTCGACCGCGGCGGGCAGGGCCAGATGTTCGGCGCCGACGAGATGGGGAACCGCCAGGAGCGGACCCAGAAGCGCGAGGCCGAGATCGCGCGCCGGCAGCGCCAGCTCGAGGGCGACCGCGAGGCCGGGAAGATCACGGCCGAGGAGTTCGCGCGCCGGCGTGACGAGCTGGGCAACGCCACCAATCCCGACGAGGCGGCGGCGATGGCCGACCCGCTGCAGTCGGATTTCATCCGGGACGTCATCGAGGACGCGGAGGGGACGCTCGAGGAGCTGAAGCGCCTCCGCGCCGAGTCCACCGGCGACGAGCTGCGGCAGCAAGTACTCGAGCGCCTCGAGGCCGAGGCGACCCGGGAGATCGAGCAGGCGGAGCTCGAGCTGAGCGAAGCGGAGCAGCTGCAGCAGGATGCCGAGGAAGACACCGCACTCGACGAGGGCGGCTATCGGCAGGAGTCGCTCTTCAACCCGGCCAATCAGGCGACCGAGGCCGGTCGCACCTGGCGCAAGCTGACCGGCGCGAAGCGCAGCCGGGAGGACACCGATGTCCAGTCGGTGCGCCAGATCGCGAAGAACCTCTACGACGCGATGGGGATCTGGGGCGAGTCCGGCCGCGGCAAGTTCGCGCAGCGCAAGGCGCTGGGCTGGTACAATCTCTTCTTCGAGAACATCCGGCTGGTGCGGTGGGATAGCGGCAAGCTGAAGACGGCCGCGCACGAGGCCGGCCACTACATCTCGAAGAAGTTCCTCGGCTGGCCGACGCGCACGACGCCGAGCAGCCTCGCCGGCAAGATCAAGCTCTCGAAGGAGGCCGTGCAGGAGCTGAACAAGATGGGCACCGACCTCTACGGCGCGCGGAAGCCGGGAGCCGGCTACGGCGAAGAGGGCATTGCGGAGTGGGTCGGCTTCTTCGTGACGGATCCGGATGTGCTGGCCGAGAAGGCGCCGGAGTTCTCGAAGGTGATGGACGAGGTCTTCAAGCGCGAGCCGGAGCTCTACCAGGCGCTCAAGGTTGCGCAGCTCGAGCTGAAGCGCCACAAGGAGAGCAGCCCCGCGCGCCGCTTCGCGTCGATGATCTCGGAGAAGGCCAAGCGTCGCGGCCTGCCCACGGCGAACCAGCTGGTGCACCTGTTCATCGACGACAATCAGGCGGTGCGCGAAGTCATGCGCCTCGCCGTCACGCGGAAGGGGAAGGCGCTCTCGCCGGCCCAGAACATCTCGTGGCTTATGCAGCTGACGAAGGGCGTCGCCGACCAGGCGGTCGACGTCATCAAGCGCGGCTGGGTAGCGCCGGAGATCGGCAGCATCAAGCGGATCACCCGGCCGCTGAAGAGCGCGTTCGACCTTATTCCCGTCGAGCGGCACCGCGATTTCATCCGGTATCTGGTGGCGATGCGCGTCCTCGAGCTCCACGCGCGCGGCGTCGACTCCGGCTTCGACGTGAAGGACGCGCTCGAGCTCACCAACGAGGCCGCGCAGCAGGAGTTCCGCGCCGCCGGCGAGATCGTCTGGGAGAACAAGGTGGCGGAGCTCGTCTACCGCTACGGCACGAAGCTCACGAAGGACGAGATCAAGAAGATCTCCCGGGCCAACAAGTTCTATATCTCCTTCGAGCGAGTACTCGAGCACGAGGATGGCGCGCGCGGCGGGAGCGCCAGCGTGTCGTCGACGGGGCTGAAGCGGATCAAGGGAAGCGACCTGCAGATCCGCGACCCGCGCGAGACGCTGATGACCGACGTGTTCCGGACGCTGATGGACGTCCGGATCCACCGGGCGGTGCAGACCCTCGCCGAGTTCGCGCTGTTCAAGTCGCCGAACGCGATGGAGGGATCCGGACACTTCATCCAGGAGGTCCCGGCCCCGGAGATCAAGATCGAGTTCCCCCTCGAGGTCATCATCCGGCAGCTGGCAAACCTCGGGATCACGCCGCTGGGCGTTGAGACGAAGGGCGAGCTGCGGGCGTGGCTGAAGGAGGAGCTCGACTTCGTCAATCCGGAGGCGGCAGCGATCGCGCCGGACATCGGAGTACTCGCCGAGAAGCTGGCGATCTACCAGAAGATCTCGAGCCCGCGCGGGAGCGAGAAGGCGGACCGCGTCTTCCCCGTGCGCGTCAACGGGCAGCTGAAGTGGGTCCAGGTGAAGAGCCCGGAGCTGTACAAGGTCCTGACCGGCACGACGCAGGGCGAGCTGCATCTCTTCGAGCAGATCCTGAGCGCGCCGGCGCGGATGTTCCGCCTCGGCGTCACGAGTACTCCGGAGTTCGGCTTGATCAACCTGCTGCGCGACACCTTCGCCGCGGCCGTCTTCTCCCGGTCGAAGCACGTCACCGCGCGCGTCCCGGGTGTCTTGATGGCGCGCGGCGTGTCGTCGTGGCTGCAGGAGGATGCGTGGTTCCAGCGCTTCGTGCAGGCCGGCGCCGGCAGCTCCGGGATGGTGACGTATGACCGCTCGGAGCTGCAGAAGCAGTTCCAGCGCCTGATGATCGGCGAGCGCGGAGCCCTTGGCCGACTGACCTACGTCGTGAAGCACCCGGTCGACGCGATGCGGCTGGTCGCGGAGCTGGGTGAGATGGGCAACCGCATTGGCGAGTTCAAGGCCGTGTACCAGGACAAGATCGCCGAGGGAATGAGCGAGGAGGACGCGGCGGTGGCGGCGGGGATCGCCGGCCGCGAAGTGACGCAGGACTTCGCCAAGATGGGCGCAGTCGTGCGCGTCGTGAATCGCTTTGTGCCGTTCGCCGGCGCGACGATGGGCGGCTCGGCGAAGTTCGTCGCGACGTTCGCGCGGCCGACGCCGGCGGCGGACCTGATGCCCGGGGAAGGGAAGTACGATCGGATGCGCGCCAGCTACGCGACGGCGCTCGGCACCTACACGCTCTTCTCGATCGCGACCTACCTGCTGCAGAAGGACGACCCGCTCTGGGACGAGATCGAGACCTGGAAGAAGACGGTGGCGTGGCCGATCATCATCCGCGGCAACGATCGCAGCGCCGGCTGGGATGGCTACGGCACCGGGAAGCCGACGATGGTCTTCCTGCTGCCCAAGACGCCGCTGATGGGGACGATCTTCGGGACGCTCCCGCAGTCGATCCTCGAGAGCATCCTCAAGGAGAACCCGGACGCCGCGAAGGTGGCGGTCGGCCGGCTGACCGAGGAGCTCAACCCGCTCGGCGGCTGGGAGCCGCTGGCGTGGATGGCGGCAACGCGGCCGTGGGCCGAGGTCCGGGCCAACCGGAGCGAGTTCTTCGATCGCCCGATCGTGCCGCGTGGCGTCGAGGGCCTGCCGCCGGCGGACCAGTTCACGCCGCGCACCGGCGAGACGGCGATTCAGATCGGCCGGATCTTCGGCATCAGCCCCGCCAAGGTCGAGCATATGTACCGGGGCCACACCGGCAGCGTCGGCAAGATGGTGACGGACGTCACCGACCTGGCCGTGAAGGAAGGGCGTGAGCTCGCCGGCGTGGAGCCGCTGAAGCGGCCGAGTGCGGCCACGTCGGACCCGCTGCCGACGAAGCTGCCGATGGCGCGCCGGCTCTTCTCGCGGGTGCCGGCCGAGGGTGGGGAATCCATCAGCCAGTTCTACGAGCTGCAGGCCGAGGCCGAGAGCCATTACCGGGCGTGGCAGAAGCGGCGAGACGAGGGCCAGCCGCTCGCCGCGAAGGCATATTACGACAAGCACCGCGCGATGATCGACGCGATGCGACCGGCCAGCGAGGGGCAGGCCGGACCACTCCGCCGAGGAATGACTGAGATGACGAAGCTGCGGGGCGAGCTGCGCCGGATCGAACAGCAGGGCGGCACGGCAGCACAGCGCGACGCGATCCTTTCCCGGATGCGGGAGGTTGCCGAACGGGCGGCGGGAGGCTTCCGTGAGTGAGCTCCCGCGGCGCCGGCGCGCCGACGAGTCCCCGCTGAAGCGGGCGTCGGAGTGGCTTGGTCAGGTGAAGGTGGTGGGCGGGGTGGCCGTGGTCATCATCGTGGCCGGCGCGGGCATCGTGACCGCGCGCAACGACCTCGCCGCCCTGAAGACGACGTCGCGCACCATTACCGACTCGCTCGGCGTGGTGTCGCAGGCGATCGTCAGCGACCGGGTGCGCAGCGATCGCATCCTCGACCTGCTGGTTCCCATCGCTCGGCTGCAATGCCGAGGGGACCGCAACGCGGCGGAAGGGGCGGGCCTTCCCTGCGACGATCTCCAAACCCCGATTCCCCGGAGGTAGCCGTGTTCCTGGACGCTTTCATTCCGTACATGATCGCGCTCGTCGTCGGCGTGGCGCTGGTGCCCGCCTACGACGGGCTGCAGAAGGCGATCACCGCGCTCAAGTCCCTGCCGGCACCGGTCACGCAGCTCGTGCTCGGCGTCGTCAACTTCGGCCTCAACTACGCCGCCCAGGTGAAGTTCGCGGCGCTCGAGTGCGCGCCGAATTGCGACGTCACCCAGATCGCGCAGGGCGACCTGAATCTCTTGCTGACCGCTATCACGTCGGCGGCGGCGATGTTCGGGTTCAAGGCGCACAAGACGCAGAAGTCGATCGCGAACGCTCTCACCAAGCCGGCTCGTGATCTCGGGGCGTAGCCTCGCACCTTGGCTGGATCCGGAGCTGGGGCCGCTCCGGGTCGCCCTGGTGTACCGCGCAATGCACGACATCGGCATCTGCGAGATGCCTCCGGGCTCCAACCGCTCCGGCCGGATCGACGAGTACAATCGTCGCGCCGGCGTTGCGCTTGGTAGCTACTGGTGTGCCTCGGCTGCTGGCATCTGGCACCTCGAGTGCGGCGCGTGGACGCCGAAGGGGTACGCCAGCTGCGACGAGTGGCTCCGCCAGGGCGAGGGCCTCGGGCTCCGCCGGCCGGCCGGCCAAGATCCGGAACCCGGCGACGTGGTGCTCTACGGCGTCGGCCGCGACGCGGTGCACATCGGCCTGATCATCCGCACCGTCATCTACCCAGCCTCTCGCCTGATTCTCTCGGTCGAGGGCAATACCTCGGTCGGGGGTGCGGCCGTCGCCAGGAACGGCGTCGCCGTCGCAATGAAGGCGGTCGACGAGAAGCGGGTTCTCTGCTACCTCACCCCAAGGAAGGCGACATGACCCCGATCCCAACGAGGACCAGCTCACCACACGCGACAAGCGCGACGTGGGTGTACCTGATGCTCGCCGCGATTCTGGCGGCGCTGCTGATGAGCTGCGCGCCGGCCGGCCAACTGCAGGGGCGGAAGGATCCGCCGCGGCAGGGCGCGCTCCTGCAGGTCGACGGCCCGAAGAACCTCGGCGCCGTCCGGCTGAGCATCGAGTACGATCGCACCGTCTCCGACGTGCGCTGGGCGGATCCGTCGCGCGTCGTGGTGGCGGCGCGGGATGCGCTCGGCCTCCCAACGGAGGTCGTCATCCTCGCTCCGAAGAAGAAGGCGCTGCTGCTCAACTACGAGGCGCTCGTCCTCGGCGCCGGCAAGGCGGTTCCGACCTACCGGGTGCAGGTCCGGGAGGTGGCCGCGAACAAGGCCGGGAAGTACCAGCTGCTCTCGATCTCGTCGGTCACGACCCGTAGCCGGATCGTCACCGTGCGGTGAGCGGCCAGAAGGGAGTGCCGATTTGGTCGCTGCTACTAATCGCGCTGATGTTAGTACTCCTCTGGTTCTACCGGGACGCGGCGCGCAACAACGGCCTCCGGGCCGACTCCCTGATGGCGGCAGGGGACACCCTGCGGCACGACGGGCAGACCTGGCTGCTGCGCGCGATGCAGCTCGAGCGGGAACGGGACTCGCTCGATCGCGCGCTGAAGCACAAGCCGGCGGCACAGGTGGTGACGGTGGTCCGGGTCGACTCCTTCGTGGTGGTCGACTCGGTCCCGGTCGCTGCTGACCCTGGCGACAGCGTCCGGAGTGCCTCGTGGGAGCGCCGGAGCGCCCCGTGGACGGCCTCCGTGACCGCCTCGCTGCCTCGAGCCCCGGGTCTGGCCCGTCTGGGGCTCTCGGTGGCGCTGGACTCGATCCCGCTCGATGTCCGGATCGGTTGCGGCCCTAAGACGGGCGGGATCCGGTCGGCCGAGGTCGCCGTGACGGGCCCGACGTGGGCGAGGGTGGGACTGTCACAGGTGAGTGTTACCCCTGATGCCTGCAACCCGAAGAGCTCGTTCCTGCCGGCGAAAAGCGTCCCGACGTGGTTCGCGGGGCTGGCGGCGCTGCTCGGCTTCGTTGTCGGCGTGGCTCAGTAGGTCCCCTATTGCGTCCACAGGGACACGCGGTAGCTTCCGGGTTCACGCAGTTTCACTCACCCGGAGGCGACATGGACGGAAGGGAAAGCGAGGAACCACAGGGAAGCGCTGGGGCGCCGGCCGACAAGGCGGCACCTGAGCGCTTTCGGCTGTCGATGCAGGTCGGCGCGGAAGAGAAGAAGGCGGTCGAGGTCGTCGCGAAGTTGGCGAACCTCGAGTACGGCGAGGTCCTGCGGACGCGCTCGCTGCAGCAGGTGGTCGCGGACTACAAGGCGATCCGTGAGATGGTGCTGGCTCCCTGAAACGAGACTACCCCGCCAGCGGGCGCTGACGGGGTAGCTCACTCCCAGCGAGGAAGGGCGGCGGCTCCTTCTCGCGCTCCAATCATACGAGGACACCAATGCAGACGCAATCCCAGCGGACGGACTTCCTCGAGGGTCGCCGGTCCGGCCTCGGCGGCAGCGACATCGCGGCGATTATGGGACTCGATCCGTTCCGGACCCCGGTCGACGTCTTCCGCTCGAAAGTACTCCCCCAGGCTGAGAACGATTCCCCGCTCGGCCCGATGGCCCGCGGCCGGTTCCTCGAGCCCGTCATCCGCCAGATGTACGGCCAGATCACCGGCCGGATCGTGACGGAGGTCGGCGTCGCGCTGCGCGACCAGGCCCACCCGGAGCTGATGGCAAACATCGACGGCTCCTTCTTCGACCCGACCACCGAAGCGCGCGGGATCCTCGAGGCGAAGGCGCCGGGGCTCAACCGTTTCGGCGAGATGAAGCGGAAGGGGGTGCCGGAGTACTACTACACCCAGATTCAGCACTACCTCGGCGTCACCGGCGACCAGGTGGCCGCGTTCGCGGCGCTCAACGCGGAGCGCTGGGATATGCTGCAGTTCGATGTCCAGCGCGACGACGCCGCGATCAAGACGATTCGCGAGTTCGCGATCTTCTGGTGGCAGGAGTTCGTCGTGAAGGAGGTCGAGCCGCCGCTCGAGAAGCTGGCCGACTCGGTCAATCTGCCGGAGGAGCCGGGGAAGGTCGTCACCATCGCCACCGAGGCGTGGCGCACCGCGATGGCCCGGTGGGACGAAGCGAAGCAGCTCGAGCAGATGGCAGCCTCGCTGGTCGATGAAGCCAAGGCGGAGATCCAGTCCTTCTTTACGCTGAGCGGTGGGAGCATTGCCGAGGGCGCGGGTTTCCGCGTGTACTACACCCAGAGCGCCGGCAAGCGGACGTTCCAGCCGAAGGAGCTCGAGGCCTCGAAGCCGCTCGATCGCGCCAAGGTAGCGAAGGCGCTGCGCGACGTGGGGCTGAGCGACAAGGAGATCGTTGAGGTCACGACGGCCGGCGCCCTCGATCTCGAGAAGTTCTACAAGCTGGGCGCGGGAAGCCGCTCCCTGCGCGTCTTTCCACTTGGAGGCAAGTCCTGATGGCGAGTGACGGGATGGACATCGAGCAGGGCGAGGGCGGCAAGCGCACGACCGCCGTGATCATCCGCGAGGCGGCGAACCTGCCGCCGGAGATCTGGAAGGACTCGAGGATCGCGGCGATCCAGAAGGCGGTCGCGCCTCGAGGCGCCGGCATCGCGGAGCTGGCGATCTTCTTCGCCACGGCCGCGCGTTACGACCTCGACCCGATGATGGGCGAGATCTGGCTCGCTGATATGCAGGGCAAGCTGCGCGTCGTCACCGGCCGCGACAGCTACATCAAGGTCGCGAGCCGTGAGCCTGGGTACAAAGGCATCATCAGCGGCGTCGTCTACGCCAATGACAAGTTCGCCGTGAAGCGTGAGGGCGACGAGGTGAAGGTGCTCCACCAGGTCGAAGGGTTCGATCGCGGCGCGCGGAAGGGTGCGTATTGCGTGGGCTACCACGAGGGGCGCCCACCGGTCCTGATTCTGCGCGGCTGGGCCGACTTCGCCTCGCTGCACAACAAGCCGACGTGGAAGGCGCACCCGGACGATATGCTCGAGACGCGGTGCATCGTCTCCTGCCTGAAGCGGATGTACAACATCGCCGGCATCGACCTTCCGGATCAGGAGCCGACCCCGGAGGAGCTGGCCGCAGCGGCAGGACGGGAGGCAGGGCAGGCCACCACCGATCGCGCGGCCGACTTCCGGGCTCGCCTGCAGGCCGCGGCCGAGCGCGGCGGGGCGAAGATGGCGATCGCCGGCGCCCAGGTCGAGGACGTCGTCGAGGCCGAGATCGTCCCGGAGCCGCCGGCAGGGCCCTTCAGCGACGGCCCGACCGAGATCGAGGGCGCCGAGGCTATCCGCCAGCGGGCGGAGGAGTTGGGTGCCGAGCTGACCGAGGAGGAGTTGGACCTCGAGCTCGACCGGCGGCTGGCGGGCGAGGAGTAGGGGGTTGCGCTCCTGAGAGCTACACCGTAGGATCTACCCGGCACCGAGAGACCGGAGCCATACCGACACCGAAGCGCCGTTAGACCTAACGCGATGCCCCTGACGGGGAGTCTCCATCGCCGACGTCGAAGCGGCGCTTCTTCACTTCCCATCGTAGAGGCGGCAATGGATTCGACTCCGAACACCCCACCACCAGCACCGAAGTTCACGATCACGGTCACGCGCAACTTCTCCGGAGTCTGGGCCGAAGACGAGTACAAGGAGGTCGGCAGAGACGAGGAGAACAACGCGAAGTACGGGAACGTCCCGGTCAGCAAGTGGCGCGAGAAGAAGATCGAGATCTTCCGGTTCGAGAGCGACGTCGAGCCCGATGCGCTCAAGCTGACACGGCTCCTGAAGGCGAAGTAGCGACACTCCCCTCGAGCAGCGAGCGGGTGGCGCTGCGGATCCGGTTCGAGTCCGGCGAGGGGCCTCCGCATATGCGGAGGGGGCGGCGACGGTGCGGCGGCTCCGGTACAGCACGATCAACGGCGGCGACACCCATCAGCCATCCCCTACCCTGGGCCTCTCGAGGCCACCCAGCGCGCGCGCTCGCCGTTGGGGGGGTAGGGGGGGCTCTGGTGGGACTCTCCACCCAGCAACAATTTCACCCCAGCGAGGAAGGCGATGATCAACTGGTTCAAGAAGCTCTGGCTCGAGCAGGAAAAGCCAGCGACCCCGGCCCCGGCTCACCCCATCGTGATGCAGGACTGGATCCCCGACGACGTGATGGGCCACGCCCTGAAGGCGCTGGCCGAGAACCCGGGCAAGGCGGTGATGATTCCGATCCCGCCGGCGATGATGCCCCTGCAGCCGCCGAAGTGGCGCAACGTGGCTCGAGCGATCATCGAGATCGCCAAGCACCAATGCGGCGCCCACCGGATCGGGGCGCCCATCCCGTGCGTGACGTGCTTCAACACCGCCTTCGCCTCGCTCTACATCCTCGACCAGAACGAGCCGATCAACGGGCTGCGGTTCTTCCACGACGTCGGGCAGCTGCTCGTGGCGCTGCAGGAGGAGCTGGCGATCGACGCCGCGCCGAGGCAGATCCCCAACCTGGCGATCGAGAAGACGGACGGCGTCCCGCCAAAGTTGGTCGTCCTGAAGTGAGCAACCTCCCAGCGAAGCGCACGATGGCGGGCATCGTCGAGTCGCTGTCGGCGGACCTTGCCGATGCGCGGACGGCCGCAGTCGAGCGGAAGCAGCGAGAGAAGATCCGCCGCGCGCTGGCCGGCCTCGTGTTCGCCTATTGGGCAGCGAAGTTCGACCACCCGCGCGCGCTCCTCGACGAGAAGCGGGAGCGGCGCCTGATGTCCAGGCTGCAGGAGTGTGACGACAACGTGAGCGACCTCCTATGGGCGCTCGACGGGGCCCTGAAGGATCCGTGGATTATGGGCACCGATCCCCGGAGCACTCGCCCTTACGACGACATCCAGACCATTCTTCGGGACCGGGAGCAGGTCGAGAAGTTCGGCGATCGCACGAGGGGCTTCCGCGAAAACAGGATTCACCCGATGGCGAAGAAGTACCTGATGCCGGAGGAGCCGTGAAGCACACGACGCGACCGATCAGCAACTGGCCCGGGAAGCGCGCCGGGCCGCGCATCTCCTCCCCGTTCCGCGCGACGTATGGCGCCAGCGAGGACCTGCTGCTCGAAGAGCTCGAGCGGCTCGAGGCGCGCGACGTCGTGATCGAGATCGACGTCTCGACGAGCGACCTCCGCCTGGACGGCACCCTGCGGGCCAATGCGAAACCACAGGGGCCGAGGGTCTGCCTCTACGCCAGCACGAAGCACGGCCCGCTGATGATGCCGTGCGACACCTTCACCGACTGGCGCGCCAACATCCGCGCGATCGCGCTCTCGCTCGAGGCGCTGCGCCGGGTCGATCGCTATGGCTGCTCCGCCACCGGCGAGCAGTATCGCGGCTGGACGGCGATCCCGGCGTCGACGTCGATGACGACTCGAGTCGAGGCCTCGTGGGACATTCTGGCGCGAGAAGCCGCCGGCGTGGCTGGCTCGGAGATCAAGCCGGAGCACCGCGATCGCTCGACCTTGGACCGCTATTACCGCGAGGCCGCGAAGATGGCCCACCCCGACGCCGGCGGAACCGAGGAGCGCATGGCAGCAGTCAATCGGGCGCGTGAAACCATTCTCCTCGATCTGGGGGAACGATGAACACGCCCCACATTGTTGCGAAGGCGTTCGATGCCGCACGGCGCGGCACCGTTCCCCCGCCCGTCGACGGCGAGCCGGCCGGCGATCCCTGCCCGGACTGCGGGGCTCAGCCGGTCTACCGCCTGATGGCGGATCCACCTGGCTACCGCATCGAGCACGTCGCGCACGGCCCGCACGGCAAGGTGAAGCAGGAAGTACTCGAGCTGCAGCCACCGACGCGCACCTACAAGTACCGAATCGACGGAGATGACGATGAGTGACGAGGCCGACCGCTTCATTGCAACAATCAGCGCCTTGCTCGAGCGAGGCGATGGGTTTCTCGAGATCACCGGACCCGACCACGAGGGGCGCTTCCCGATCACGAGCGACTACCAGATCACGACGGAGACGAAACGCGGGACGCCGGTTGCCGGCGCGGCCGACACGCTGCTGCTCGCTGCGGCGGCGGCGATGTCGCATATGACCGAGATGGAAGAAGCCGAGGAGGACGCCGAGTGATGCCCAGGACCAAGGGACTGACCAGACCACAGATTGAGGCGCTGCTGAAGATCCGGCAGAAGGGCGCTCTCGACGCGGTGGGGCAGGCGCGCTATGTCGTCGGGCGATTGATCAAGCAGGGGATGCTGCGCGAGGCGGCGCCGCGAAGTGAAGGGGTGCCGTGGGTCATCTCGGACGTCGCGCTCACCGAGAAGGGCGAAGCGTGGTGCCGGGAGTATCTGGGCGAGGATGCCGAGTGACGACCTTCATCTCGATCGACCCGGGCCTCGATGTCGTGGCCGCGGCGGGTTGGGACTGGAAGGCACCAGGACAGAGCCACGTCGCGGCGCTGCGCTGGGTCACGACGTTCCACACCAGCCCTGACGACGGAATGAGCGATCGCCTCCACCAGATCGGCAAGTGGGTGCGGGAGCTGGCCGACTCCTGGAGCCAGGTGAAGGGCATCGTCATCGAGCTGCCACGGCGCGGCGGGATGTACGACCGCTCGGCGCACAAGGCGGCGGCGGTTATGTCGAAGGTGCTGCTCTCGAGTATGGCGAGCGGCGCGATGCTCTCGGCGCTCTGGGGTGCGACGACGACGCACCTGCTCGAAGCGCCGACGACGCAGAAGAAGCTGAAGCAGGATCGCGCGTTGGCCGTGTTGCAGGCGGCGGGGATGGCGAAGCCGATCTCGAAGCGCGGGCGGAAGTGGTCGGAGGACGAGCTCGATGCGGTGGCGATCGGTATGCAGGTGATGACGCTGCGGGAGTTCTTTCCGCTCAGTCGGGAGTACTCGAGAGTCCTTGAGAGCGACGCCACTCCACCTCGCGCAACCTCTGCTGCAGCGGTAATGGAATCGCTCGCCGACCCGACTCCATCTGGGTCCACGTTGTACTAGCGTAGCCAGACCACGCGGCGGCGCGGACGATGCTCCATCCGCGCCGCTCGCGCCACGCCTTCAGCTCGGCTCCGCTTCCAACCCACATTCATCCACTCGCTGTTGCAGGGTCTCGACGCCGCTCGGGCTGAGGACGCGATCGTATGCGTCCGTCAGCTCGACGCAATCGAGCGTCATCCAATGGGAGCCCTCGCCGACGAGCGGCACCACCAGGACATCCCAATGGCCGAAGCGGAAGCGGAAGTTCACCACGAGACCGCCCCACCAGATCCCGGGTTTCTGTCGTGCGAGCCGCGCGCGCACCACCCGGCCGACGAGCTGCGCGGCCTGCGTCGCTTCATTGGCCGGGGGCGCGTCGCTCACGTCGTCGCCTTCCGGTCCGGCTTCTTCTTGCCGCTGAAGGCCGAGGCGTGGGGGCAATTCTGGAAGTGGTTCAGCCCGCGTCCCTCCTGCCCCTTCTGTGGCGCCGGCGGGTAGGTGCTCGAGTCAGCATCCGGGTCGACCGGCACCATCCGCCCGTGCTGGTTCGGCACGAAGTACACGGTCGCCTGACAGCCCTTGCACTTGCTGGCCCGGGAATTCGGCGGGATCTCGAAGTACTGCAGCGGCTTGGTGCTCATCGCTTCCCCTCTCGCAGCGTGGCGTTGATGTTGGCGACCTCCTGCTCGAGCTGATTGAGCAGCAGGCCCTGACGAGTCGACAGCACCTCGAGCTGCGCCAGGAACCCTTCGGCGTTGCCGAGGGTCGGGCCGGGGTGGTCGTTGGCGAATGGGATGCCGAGGGCGGACGCGATGCCCCGCACATTCGGCAGCAGCGAGTCGAGCCGCTCGAGCACGGCTTCGGCTTGGCGCTCGAGGTCGGTGAGCGCCGGGACCGGGGTGACGATCTGGACCTCGCCGATGCGATTCTTCGGCGCCGGTTCATCGAGGCGGGATCGGAGATCTTCGCGCGGCCCTCGCGCGTTGCCTGCCCCCGCCATTACTTCGACCCCTTCGCCAGTCCGGCAGCGCGGAGGGTGCGGAGGATGGTCTGCTCCGGCAGCAGCTCACGCGCGGAGACGCCGTCGTGATAGCTGCGGGTGGCGACCTCGTGGATCAGCTCGTCGAGCCACTCGGCCAGCTGGTTGCCGCACGTCACCACGGCCTCGTGGCCCTTGCCGGTCTCCTCGGTGTGGTGGCGAACGATCTCGGCGGCGAGCGGCTTCAACCTGGCGATCAGGCGGTTGCCGAGGGTGGCCTTCAGCTCGGCGCCGACGTCGAGCTCGAGCCCGGTCTGCGCGGTGAAGGCAGGGAGGATGACCTCCGCGATCAGCGACTCGTCGCCTGCCTTCTCGCGGCCTGCGTCGGCGTAGCCCAGCGCGGTGTCCTTCGCGGCGCTGGTCTTCAGCGCCTTGCTATGCTCCCGCAACGCATTGGCGACGATGCGCTGCGCGTGGGGCGTGGTCAGGGCCTGCTCGATCTCTGGGGTGGTTGCCATCGGTGTGCTTCCTCGCTGGGTGTGAGTTACAGCTTCAGGGGGTTCGGCTTGGTGGTGCGGCGGCGCATCGTCAGCAGGAAGGCCTCGGTGAACTGCTTCAGCAGCTCCGGGTCGACGTGCCGCTTCTTCTGCTTGCCGGGGAGGATCGCCCAGATCCCGGCGTTGAGGCCAGCCTCGAGCAGCTCGCCCATCGCCAGCTGCCCCTTCGCAGCCGACTTCGAGGCGGCGACGAGCGCGGTCGACGTGCGGGTTCCGAGTGCCTTCCGCCGGCGACTGATGTCGCTCGGTCGGGCGGGCTTCACCTGGCCCTGCTTCGGGGTGACACGGGTCACGACTGCCTCCGTTTGGGTGGGTGACACGTTCGCGGAAATGACATAGGGCCCCGTTGCCGAGGCCCTATGAGGATACCGCCGGGGCGGGGATAGTCAAGTCGGCGGGGCGGGGATCCCCTTGTCGGCGTAGATCTGGCGCGATAGGCGTCCCAGATAGGTTCGCGCGGCGCTGAGTGTCTCGACCGTCTGCTCCAAGTCGCTGCGGGTGTGGTGGCCGTTGTCTCTGGGCTGCGCCACCTGGACAAGCATCTCGGTGGACACGGCTTCGAGGCGGCAGGCCCACCCGACCCAGCCATTGCCAAGGTGCCGCACCTCGACGATGGGGATGTCTGGCGCCAGCTGCGAGGCGATCGCGTTCGCTCGGTCGGCAGTCATCGGGCGCTTCATCGGGCCCTCGATCGGCTGAGCCACCGGACGATGGTGCAGGCCAGCCACAGACCCGCGCCATAGAAGGCGAGGGTCAGGGCCAGGTCGAGCCCGACGACGAACGTCGCCAGCAGCTCACGGAGGGGATCAGCGGTAGACGCCACGGTTGGCCTCCACGTCCTCGAGGATGCGGTCGACCGATTCCCTTCGGGTCTCCCGCACGGCGATCTCGGCGCGGATCAGGCGCTGCATTGCGCGGATCACCGCGGGCAGCTGCGCCGCCTGCACGAGCGCGTGGTCGGCCAGCTGCGGCGTGTACAGGTCGAGGGTGCCGGTCACGAGCGCGTCAGCCTCGACTCCGAAGGCGATCGCCATCTCGACTTGCGCACGGTCGCGCTCCGCGATGGCGTATTGGTGGGTGATGCGGTTGGTGTCAGCCATCGGTCGGCTCCTCCTCGTCGAGCTCCTGCACGTCGTAATACCGCAGGTCGGTGGGGCGCTTGGCGTCCTTTACGTCGATGTCGAAGTGGGTGCCGGGATTCTCTCCGGCGATGCCCAGGGCGAGCCTTCCGGCTCGCTCGGGGTTGGGTGCTACGACCTCGATCACCGCGTTCCCGGTGATCTTGTACAGGCAGTCGAGTGACACGCGATAGCGGGGCATCAGGGCGTCTCCTTTTGGAGGGCGATCAGGTCGACCATCTCAGCGAGGCAGTCGTTGGGGTTGAGGCCGAAGCGGTGGCCCGCGATGATCTCGACCAGCTCGGCGTTGCTCAGGATCGAATCGCGGTCCTCGACGTGCTCACCCTCGACCAGCCACGCGGCGGCTTCGAGGATGGCGCCGTCGACGTCGAGCGCCTCGACCTGGTGGTTCCAGACCTGCCCGTTGTCGCGGTAGATCCCGATGACGGTAAACTTGCGGCGCCTGCTCACAGAGCCTCCTCGATCTCTTCGATCACTTTGCCGGTTGCCACGTCGACTTGATCGTACCATCCGCTGCCGATCTCCGTCACCTCGAACACCGTCGCGGTGCTCTCGGGGTCCTGCATCATTTCGTGCGCCTGCTTGGCGGCTTCAAGGGCGCTGTCGGCGTCGACCTCGACCTCCCAGCGCACGATATAGGGCTTGCTCACGATTCCTCCTCCTCGAAGTGAGTCCATCCCAGCTTGTGCTGTACGAAGGTGATGTTGGCCGCATCGTCGGCGCTTTTACCGGCGTCGAGCTGCGTCAGGTAGATCAGGTGGAGCAGGTCCGCGATCAGGTCGGTCTCTGGCGCATCCTCGCCGCTGTCCTGCAACGTGCGGTAGAGCGCGAGTGCGGCCCGGGCACGTTCGGCCCGGGCGCGGTTGGTGATTTCGCTCACGGCAACCTCCGCATCACGGCGTAGCCGTGGGCCTTCTCGATCCAATGGCGATGATCGGCGGCAACGTGGCGGTTCCCCTTCGTGAAGCCGACGCGCACCCGCTGCGCCAGATCGAAGAAGTACGCGGCCATATCCCCGACGTTCGGCAGGGTCTGGTAGTGGCGCCTGACTTCCTTCGCGCGGCGCTTGGTGGCTGGTCGTCCCATTGTGAGCTCCCGGTCTCTCGGGTTGCCGGGATGCCGTCCCGGTGCGGTCCTGCAATGGGGGCCGGGGAGTCGAACCCCGGCGCGGCCTCACCCCCAGCCTCAGCCCTTCAGGATCTTCGCCACGGCCTCGGAGACGGCCACGGCCTGCGCGTTGGTCATCCCCTCGATGTTCAGCCGGCGGTCGGTGAAGGAGACGTAGGCGCCGCTCGTGGTGTGCGCGTGACAGACCGGGACCTCGGTCTCGTGCACGGGCCACCGGCTGCGCACGTCGACGCCCCAGAGGGCGCCCAGCTGGTCCATCGCGGCCCACCGGGCGGCGTTCTCGGCGCCGAGCTCGGTGCGGCGCTGGTCGGCCTCCTGCCACTTGGGGAGCGCCTTCGGCAGCAGCCGACTATGCACGGCCTTGGCGAGTGCCTCCGGGCCTCGGTCGAGCGCGGTCGACATCGTGCCAAGGTTGGGGTGCCAGGTGCGGCCCTGGCCGCTCAAGCCGCCCGCGTTCACGGTGGCGCGGCCCTTGTACCCGTAGGGGTTGAGTCGGATGGTGAGCTGGGCGCCGTGCGGCCATCCCTGCCGGACGACCTGCATATGGTCGCGGTTGTTCTCGTGCACCTCGATGGCGAAACCCTCGCCCAAGGCGGCGAGGATGGCGTCAGGCGTCCAGACTGCGCGGTCGATGGCGGCGGTCTCGGTGATCATCGGTTGTTCCTCCGGTCGGTGTTCTCGCGGTCGGCCCGGACGGCCTCGGCGTCACGAGCTGCGCGTCGCTGCTCGGCCTCGATGGTCTCCGGGTCGTGGTCCATCAGGGCATCCCAGAAGGCGCCCCAATAGTCGGATTCGAGCTCGTCGGTGGGGAGGTCGGCCTTCTCGCCGACGTCGCCGTGCTCGTCGAGCCAGTCGCCTACGGGCTCGATCACCTCGGCATCCTCGCCGTCCTGCCAGCGACGCAGGAGCGGCCACAGGTGAGCAGGCAGGAGCGGCGCGACGCGCTCGGCGTCCTGCTCGGCCAAGTCCTCGGGGCTGATATGCTGGCCGGTGCCGTCGCAGTCTGGGCAGGGCTTTTCATCGCGGGCGCCGCTCACGAAGTATCCGGTGCCGTCGCAACGGCCACAGGGGACAAGGCGGGGCGCTGGGGTGGGGTTGGTCATTGCAGGGTCTCCCAAAGGGTCCGGAGTGTGTCAGAGTCGGCGTAAGCAGCGCCTACGGCCAAGAGGGCGGCGTCACGGATCGCGCCGTGCACCCCGACGCTTGGGGCGTCGCCGTAGGTGCCCACCTCGACACCTTCGGCGCCGAGGGTCACGACGAGCCAGTCACCGGCAGGGCCGAGCAGCACAAGGCAGCTGCGGGCATCGGGCGCCAAGGGCTCGACGACGGGGAAGCCGTTCACCTTCACCGGGGCGCTCACGGCAGCACCCGCACGGGGTAGCTCGTGCGCTCCTGCTGCTGCCGGATCTTCACGGCCTGCGCCAGCGATTCGCGGGCAAACTCGACGCCGTGGGTGTAGACGTCGCGGCCTCGGCTCTGGTAGGACTCGACCGCCGCACGGCGCCAGCTCCCGGCCATATGCAGGGCCCAGACTGCCGACCCATCGGGCAGGGGGTAGAACGCGCCCACCCCCTTCCGGAACGTGATCAGCCCCACCGACACGTCGGCGCTCGTCCGACGCGCCAAGCGCCACAGCGTGGCGTACTCCTGCCGGGTCACGGCCCGGTCCCGCTTGGGGGCTCTCACAGGAGCCCCGCCGTGGCGAACGACGTGAACCGAGCGCCTGCAATGATGACGTGGTCGTAGACGGGCAGGTCGAGCAGGGTGCCAGCGGCCACGAGCTGCCGAGTCACGGCCCGATCCTCGGGGCTGGGGGTAGGATCGCCGGACGGGTGATTGTGGGCGAGGATGATCCCCGCCGCCCCGGCGACGATCGCCGCGCGGAAGACTTCCCGGGGATGCACGAGCGACGAGTCGAGCAGGCCGATGCTCACGACGTACCGGCAGATGACCCGGCTGCGGGTGTCGAGCGCCAGCACGACGAAGTGCTCGACCTCAAGGTCGCGCAAATCTTCGAGCAGCTGCGCCGCGTCGGCGGGCTCCTTGATCCGGGGCCGCTGCGTCTGCGCCAGCGCCGCCCCATCCCGGACGAGACGCACGAACGGCGGAAGAACAGGAGCGGCGGGTGGGGTGCGCTTGGGGCTGGGTGTGGCAGGGGTGCGGCGAGTGTTGCAGGATGCAGGCAACGACTCAACGGGCAGGGGTAGGGACGGGGTGAATAGGTCGGTCATCGTCGTACCTCGCTGGGAATGGTGTAAGGCAAGACCAGTCGGTCACTTGCCTGCCGTGCCAGCCTGCCAGCTAATCCCCGCCGGGACCATACCGCGCCAGTCAGACAGCCACAACGACATAGAACCCCTGCAAACCCCATACCTTCCACACTTCCAACCAAGGCCACGACGACAAGAGGGGAGAGACGGGGAGCTCGTGCCACCGGGAGAGAGCGCCGCCAAGGCTTGCGGCCTTCCCGGGCATCCCGTACCCTAAAGGGCGCTGCGAGGGGTAGGGTGGAACGCCCCGATTCTCAACTAGCTTGTGCCCTGGCTGTCGACAAACTGGCTAACCCTATGGGATACAAGCACTTGAGCCATACCTATCTACTTAACATAATACAGCTTATTCGTTGCGGACTGCCAAGGTGAGCGGCCAACCTGCCAGCGAGGCGGGGCGGGGCGCTGCTGAGACCCCCCCGGTGTCCGAAAACGCGTCCCCGGGGTCGATGGGGCCCCCCTGTCCGGTGGAACGATCCTCCCCCCTCTCTGTACCGTCTGCTCAGGCGAAGGGGCCCCCTCCCTCTGTTGTCCAGGGTGAAAGGGTCCCCCCTGTGGCCGAGGTGCGGGTCTTAGGCTCCCCGGCGGGGGTTTCCCGTGAAACGGAGGCCTACGGCCGTCTGGTGACGGCGCAGGGGGAGCGGGAGATGACGGCGGCAATGGAGGATCTGGTTGGGGCGGTGGTGGAGGGGCTGGAGGATGTGAAGACGACGGGGGCGGCGCGTCGGAAGCTGCTGGGGGTGGCGATGGCGAACATCGACCTGCTCGAGCGCTACCTGTCCGATCCGTTCACGAGCGATGAGAAGCGGGTGCGGGCGTTGCTGAAGGCGTTCGAGATTGGGGTGAAGGTGCCAGGGGCTCAGCTGGACGCGGAGGGGCCCGAACAGACATTCCGAGTCAGAGTGGGAGGGGGTTGATGGCGTCAGCGATGGCAGGGACGCGGGGCGAGCGGATCCGGGCGTGTGCGGCCGCGGCGCACGAGGCGAACCGGCGGTACTGTATGGCGATCGGGGACCGGTCGCAGGTGGCGTGGCAGGACGCGCCGGCGTGGCAGGTCGACAGCGCGATCGCGGGGGTGGAGGGGGTCCTGGCCGGCAACAGCCCGACCGAGCAGCACGAGCTCTGGTGCGCGCACAAGCGCGCCGAGGGGTGGGTCTTCGGCCCGGTGAAGGACGCCGTCCGGAAGACGCACCCCTGCCTGCTGCCGTATCACGAGCTGCCCGTCGAGCAGCAGCGGAAGGATGCGATCTACATCGCGGTGGTCGGGGCGATGGCTCGAGCGTTGGATCTGACCCCGGCGGGTGCCTGATGGGGCGCCGCGGCTGGGACAAGACGAAGTGCAACGACCGGCAGGTCGTCGAGATGGACGGCTACGAGTACTCCTGCGACCGGCCGAAGGGCCACGAGGGGCCCCACGAGTGCGACCTGCCGCCTGACTTCCTGGGCATCCGCGTCACGGCGCGGTGGGAGCAGGATCCGCCGCCGAAGATGCCGGTCTCCCCCATCCCGACCGCAACGGCCGCTCTGACGAGGAAGCCCTGCACGGCGATGGCCCGCAACCCGCAAGCGAACGAGTCCGGCTACGTCTGCTGCCAGATGTTCTCCGGCCACGGTGGCATGCACCATTGGAGCGGCCACAACCGGCGCGCCGAGCCGGTGCACGTCTACTGGCAGGCCAAGGAGCCGCCAGCGAACCCGCTCGAGGATCTCCGGAAGCAGGTCGAGGCGCTGCACAAGTCGATCGAGGTCCTCCGGTTGGAAGTCGGCGGCACGATTGGCCGGCTCCCCCTGATGACCTTCGAGGGCTCGATCGGTGGTCGCTTCGTCGAGGTGAAGCCGTGAGCCCGGAACGCCGGCTGGCGTGGCGCGCCTTCTTCGCCGAGCTCCGGGGCATCGTGCTCGAGGCGAAGGAGCCGACCGGGGCCTGCCCTGGCTTCGATGACGAGGACGAC